ATGGTTGTTACTCACATCATGTTAAACGACTTAAAAATCAAGCAATTAAAAGCAAAGGAAAAAGTATACAGAGTTGCTGATCACTCTGGTTTATGCATTGAGGTTCGACCCACTGGTAAGAAGTTTTGGAGATTTCGCTATCGCTTTTTCAATAAACCGCAAATGCTTACGATCGGTCAGTATCCAGAAATAAGTCTTTCGTATGCTAGAACAAAAACTATTGAGTATCGCGAGCAGCTTGCAAAAAATATTGACCCAATAACTTCCCTGAAAAATGAGAGATTGGAGGCTATACAATCCCGAGCTGAAACTTTCCGGGCAATTGCTTATGAATTTTGCGAACACAAAAAGAATTTTAAATCTAAAACTTGGCTTTATGTTCGAAATCTTGCATATGAAGTTGATATCTTCCCGATGATAGGTGATAAACCGATTAAAGATGTGACATCGGTAGATATAAAAAATATCATGGATAATGCTGTTAAGCGCGTATTAAAAACTGGAAAAGGCACTGGTGAGAATAAGGCAATTGCAATAAGGCAAATCATAGCGGAAGTCATGCAATACGCAATTATTTCAGATCGGCTATCAAATGATCCCACTTATGCGTTACGCGGCTATATTCATAAACCAGAAGTAGAAAATGCTCAACCAATCAATTCTAAAGATAAAAAACTAATAATGTCGCGCATTGATAATTATTCTGGATCTATCAGCACTAGAAATGCATTAAAGGCATTAATCTATACTATGTTACGCACTATTGAGGTTCGCAGGGGTCTTAAAGAGTATATTGATTTCGAAGCGCGCACTTGGACTATCCCTATCGCATCAAAAAATGAAGTTCTTGCAGGCAAGCGAAATATGAAGAAAAACAGGATTCATATTGTGCCACTTTCGGATCAAGTATTAACAATCATAAAGGCACAATTTGCTGCATATCCAGAAAGCCCGTATATTTTCCCTGGCGTCAACAATAATACAATGATTGGCGCAGGAACAATGAACCAAGCATTCAGAAATATGGGATTATCACATATTACTATGCATGACTTTAGAGCTACTGCCTCAACAGACTTAAACGAAGCAAACTACAATTCAAACTGGATTGAGTTGCAGCTCGCACACGCTAAAGGTGACAAAGTAAAGGCCACATATGATCATGCGAAATGGTTAAATGATAGGCGGATAATGATGCAAGACTGGGCTGATATGGTTGATAGCTGGAGCCAATGAGATGTGCGCAAACTACGAACCTATAAAACGTGCTCAAGCCATACAACTGGGCTTACTTGAGCCGACTTTTGAATATAAAAGTGATATTTACCCCGGTTATGACTGCCCTCTCATCTTCAGCACTGGCGATGCAATTGAATGGCGTGAAGTGAAATTCGGTTTAGTTCCGAAATGGGCAAAAGATTTAAAGATCTGTCGTAGCACCTACAACGCTCGAACCGAAACAGTTCATGAGAAACCATCGTTTAGAAATGCGTGGGCAAAAAGTCAGTTTGCTTTAATTCCAGTGCAGAGTATTTTTGAGCCTAAATATATCAATGATAAAGCTGAAAGATGGGGAATCTTTAGAGAAGATAAACAGCCTTTTACTGTTGCCGCTATTTATGAAAATGCTTTGATCAACGGCAAGCAAGTAAGATCAATGTCGATGTTGACAATCAATGCTGATAACCATTCTTTCATGAAACAATTCCATAAGCCTGAAGATGAAAAGCGATCAATTATTGTGATTCCAGATCAATATCGTGAAGATTGGTTGAACTGTAAAAATGGTGAAGCGCACAATTTCTTTTTTGATATGAATATCAATGAGTTTACAACGCGACATATGCCACGTTAGCTTTATATCAGAATTATCGATTTTAAATTCATTCATTACATGATCTATTATTTTGATAACGTAACTTTATCGAGATGAGAAATGAATGATCAAACAAAGCATGGCGGCAGGCGTGAGGGCGCAGGCAGAAAGCTAGAATACAACGAACCTACTAAAGTTATTCGTGTGCCAGAATCACGGATCGTAGAAATTAAAGAATATCTTAAAAAGAAATCAAACGAAAATGAAATTTCAGATATTCGACAAGTTGACCCGACCACATATGTTGAAATACCGCTTGCAACTGAACGAGTGCAAGCAGGATTCCCCTCACCTGCGCAAGATTATGTTGAAAACAAACTCGACCTGAATCAACATCTTATTAAGAATGAAACCGCTACATTCATCGTTAAAGTAAATTCTTTATCTATGATTAATCTCGGTATGGATGTGGGTGATGAGTTGATTGTCGATCGTAGTCTTGAAGCAAAACACAGAGACATTGTTATTGCGCTAGTTGATAACGACTTTACTGTAAAGCGATTGATGATTAATGATAGTGAACGATGGTTGCAAGCTGAGAATCCTGATTATGATGACATTCATTTCAAGGATGGCCAAGAACTTATTATCTGGGGTGTAGTCACTCGCCTTTTGAAGAAATTCAAATGAAACAGAACAATAAGATTTTTGCATTGATTGACGTAAATAACTGCTACGTCTCATGCGAACGCATGTTCAATCCAAATTTGAACAATAAACCAGTCATCGTGTTATCCAACAATGACGGCTGCGCTGTAGCACGAAGCCAAGAAGCGAAAGACATCGGTATAAAAATGGGTGTGCCGCTGTATCAGATTCGAGATGTTGTCAAAAAATACAATGTACAAGTGTTGTCGAGCAATTACTCACTGTATGAAGAAATGTCTCGTAGATTTCATAAGATACTTCTGGAATATGTCACTGAAGCAGAGCAAGAAATTTATTCGATTGATGAGTGTTTTCTTGATCTGACAGCGTATGAACAATTATTTGATTTAACTGATTATGCACATCAGATGCGTGATCGTATTCAAAAATGGATCGGATTGCCCGTGTGTGTTGGAATTGGGAGAAGTAAGACCCAGGCGAAAATTGCCAATCACATGGCCAAGAAAGGCAAAAGGTTTGGTGGTGTATGTAATTTAGTAGAAATGGATAAAAGGCATCAAGACCATTTTTTTTCTATTATTGATGTAAATGAAATCTGGGGTGTGGGTCGCAAACATACTAAAAAATTAAAAGAAATGGGAATTAATACAGTTCAAGACCTATCCCGTAGTAGCCCTCAAGAAATGAAGAAGCTATTTTCCATAGTTATGGCCCGAACTGTATCTGAACTACAGGGCGTGTCATGCATAGAAATTGAGCATAGTCCAGAGTCAAAAAAACAGATTATTTCTTCACGCTCATTTGGATGTCGCGTAACTGAACTCGATGACTTAAAAGAAGCGATGTGCTTACACGCTCAAGATGCTTGCCGCAGGTTAAGAAATGATGAGTCACTGTGTGGTTGTATTATCGTTTTTGTTCAATCAAATCCGCACGATGATAGTGTGCCTTTTTATAACAAATCTGCATCTTATGCTTTTCCAGAAGCCACAGATTCAGCGATGGATTTTGTTAAAGCTGCTACAGCTATGATTTGTCATGTGTATAAAGCTGGTATTAAATATAAGAAGTGCGGCGTGATATTGACATGCATTGAACCTAAATCTGGACATACATATGATTTATTGACAGACATGGAGGTAATCGACAAAAAAGAAAAATTGATGCAAGTGCTTGAAAGTGTTGGTGATAAATTTGGAAAAAGAAAAATAGGCATTGGCTCTTGTTATTTACCGAACCGAAATTGGTCGATGTCACGAGATAAATTAAGTCAGAATCCATTTACGTGGGATGGGCTTTTGAAAGTGAATTAGAAGATGTTTAGATTGTCCAAGAAAAGTTTTGAAAAAAAATTTTTAAAACGTAGGAAAATAATTTAAAACCCCTATTGACATAATTGCTCGATCGAGCAATAATAACCACATCAAGACGAGATAGTCTCTTTTGAAATACTTAAATCGCTTTTGAGCGACTGGAGATAGAAAATGTTAAAAATCGAAAATATCCAAAACGTATATTTAAATGGCAAACCAGCAACCACCTTCTCTGTATATGAGCTTCGTGATAATACGTGGGTACATGACTACTCTACATCGGTAAGCGGTCACTGGAAAAAAGCCAAAACCGTTGCAACAAAACATTGCAAAGAAAATGGGCGCAACATTAATTTAAGTAATTGGGAATTTTAAGACTAACTAGCCCTCAATCGGGGGCTATCGTGTTTTTAAGGAAATCAAAATGAATAACTTAGAATTAAAAGCCCACGTCATCGGGCTTGGCTTGACTGCTCAAGAAGGCGCTGAAATTTCTGGAATGCAGAAGCGTAATTTTAATTATTTACAGGATGGTAGTGTTGCTGTAAAGCAAGATGTTGAAATGAAGTTTTTTTTAATGGCTTCTCATTACACGCTTGTCTTAGACAAAATGCTTGCTGATGTTGAAAAGGCAACTGTTCATAATGAAAATGATCAGACAAAACCCTCTACTGTTAAACCTGTTTTGCCGTTTTTTTATAGTTTTGAATCATTCCAGATGACGACTGAATGCCCTCATGTGACTTATTGGCGTATCTATCAAGCTGTTATTTCTCACTTAATTTTGATTGGCAAAATCACAAAACTTGATGATAGCGCAGAAATTCCAAGTGATTTTGGGATATGGAATTGGCTGAAAGGTGGGTATGAGCATAAGCAATTACATTAACGGCCCATCTTGCAAGATTATATTTTGTGCTTATTGCGGAAAGATAGTTAATAAATCAGTGCGTGGTCGCAAATTGACATGTACTGATGAATGTGCAGTACTTTACCAACGCTTAGTTTGGAATAGACAACATGCCGAGAAAATGGCAAAGAATCCCGACTATGCTAAAGAGCAATCTGCTAGACAATATGCGCGTATTAAATCTGATCCTGAAAAACTGGCTGCTCATCAAGCAGCTCAAAGGGAAAGGAATCAGATGCCGAATTATCGAGAAAGCCTGCGCAAAAGTTGGAAAAAATACAAGCGTACTAATCGAGATCAAGAAAATAGGCGAATGCGTAAATATCGTGATGAAAATCCAGAAATTATTGCGCAATTGGAAGCAAAAAGACGCGAAAAAAGAAGTGCTGAACGTGAACGTTTAAAGATTGAAGAGCCTGAACAATATCAAGCTTTACTTGAAAAAGAAGCGGAATATCTTCGCAAACTTAAAGCAGAAAAACGTTTGGCTGAACTTCAAAAAGACTTATCTAAATTGGTGAATAACGATGAATGAATTAACAAAGATGCTCACTAAGCATCAAATTGAACAAGCATCAATAGAAGAATTAAAACATGAATTGTCACGTACACTTAAAGTCACGAGTCAATATCTCGTTTACATGTCAATGATTTGGTCGCAACTTAATAAAATGGGTGTGGATCTATCTGGTTTAAAAAGTGGTTTGTTTGAATACGTTCCATTGATTGCAACAAATAAGCTAAATCCAGATTTAGTGATTGAATTTGCAGGAAATAAAACCCTACTTGCTGCTTTAGCTAATGTGCCCATCGAACAACAAAACTGGATCGCTGAAACGAAACAAGTTGCATTTGTTGATCTTGGTGAAAAGAATGAAAAAATTGAGCGCGTACTTGATTTAACTAAAGCAAAGCCCCGTGAAATTTATCAAGTTTTTGGTGGAGAGAATGGGTTTCGCAATCCAGATCAGCAGTATTTATATTTAAAAGCGAAGAGCAAAGTACCAAAAATCCCGAAAACCAAAGAGCGTAAAACGCTCCGCTCTGTTGAGTTTGATTTGAATAATGAGTACATGTTAGTCGGCAAAGATAGCCGAGTGAAAGTCGATACAATACTAAAAGCATTGGGAGATTTATACGAAATCGATATGTACGAAATTATGAGCAAATATTCTGATCGAATTGCAAAAAAATAGCCCTCAATCTGAGGGCCATGCTTCACTCAATTTTTCTTCATTAACTCTGTGTTCATCAGCATATCTTGCCATTTTTGTATATTCTTCGATGCTTCGCTCGAATACGTTTCCGAGCGTTGCACAGTATTCGTTACTGGTTTCGCGGGAAGCTGTGGACAAACGTTTGTTGGCTTCATTGAGTTGCTTTGACAAGCTGTTAGCACTGGACTGAGCAGCAGTAGCATCAGACTGTATTTGTTTAATTTTGGCATTATAGTTTTGCTCCGCTTTGGTGATTTTTTCTGACCAGACTTTTTCTTGAATTGTCGCATCAGCTTTGGCTTTAGCAATAGCAAGTTCTTGAGCTGCAACATAGTCAGCATGTAGTTGCTTCTGATCTTTGATTTCAGCAGCTTGATGGTTTTGAATAAACAAACAGATGAGCAATAAAAAAGCGAGAGCTACAATGATGCATTCTCGCCAGTATTTTGTTGCTAAGTAGAGATATGCCATCACCAACTCCTTAATGCTTTTTCAAAAGTATCTGCATAGCCCGCAATCAATAGTGCTTTATCAGTTCCGTTGATGATTCGACGCGCACTGATATAATCTTTTTTAGATTGATAGATATAGTCAGATAGTTTTTTCCCAGTGAACATGCCATTTTTCATGCCAATAATCATGATTTTGGCGGCAATATTTGGATCGAGTGCTAAGTCTGGATTATTTATAAGATCAATATTAAGCAGCGTTGAGAAGCGTTGATAATTATCAAGTCCTGTAATTTGAACAAACCCACGTCCTCGATATTTAAACCCATCACCGTCCGCCAAATCGGTATTACCAAGCCTTACAGCCAGCTTACCAACATCGTACTTATCGAAATATTTGACTTTCCCGTATTCTGTTATTGGCTGCATTGTGCGATTGGTTTCATGCCATGTCGTGGCTAACATGTATGCTGCTTGCGGGTACGAGATTGATTTATCTTGATCAATGGCAGTCACGATGTGATTGATCCCATCCACTTGTGATTGCGATAATGAGCCAAACTTTTGTCGCAGAATTGAGAAGCCACCTGCTGTCATTTTCATGGCATTTTCCCTCCGCTAATTATTGATTTCCAAATCAATACAAAAGTATCAATTGCCTTTCCACCCAAATGTCCCGCAATCCCCGCCAATACACCAATCAATACCAGTGGCATATTCCAGTAGATGCACAGTAGAACTGTGATGATTCCCGCAAATGCAGAGATGATTAACTCACCGAAAAGTCGCATAAATATCTCATTTAACGGTTTGGGTTCTTTTGACTGATTTAGTCTGCGAATAAAAGCAACCAAGCCTCCAAGCATTGATAGCGCAATAATCCAACCGTATGTAATTAATCCAGTGATGATTTCTTTCAATGATTCTTTGTCCACGAACTTCCCCCGATTTTTTTGGCAATAAAAAAGCACCCGAAGGTGCTGTGTGATTTAAAACGATTAGACTTCAATCTGTATAACTTCCCCTGATGGCGCAGCCCTTGTGATTTGCTGGCCTTGGACAAATACTCGACTACCAATATTAAACTTAGTGACAGACGTACAAGCCACTAAGCCAGATCCATCAACAACTAAGACTTTGTAGTTGGGGTGATCTTCGCTTTTGATTGTGCCAACAAATTCAGACTGCTTTGGAATTAAGTCTAAAAAGCGTTGAAATACATTACTCATGCTGTACACGCTCCACTGTGACTGATTGACTGACTTTACTGTAAGTAAATGAAACACTAACAGCATCCACAATGCCCCACCACTCCGCATTAAAAGCCAACACATCGGCGGGCTTGCATTGTCCAACTTTTGTGGTTAATGGCATGTTAAGAGTATGTGTTTCAACAAGTGCAGCCTTGGCTAGTGCTGCTTTACCAAAACTCCCCATGACTGAAGCTGATGTGAACAGGTTATTATTCACAGTCTCAACAAGTACATCACCACTGGTCCCAGTGCGCTTTACAATACCTGTTTGCCCTGTCTTGTCATTCGTTAAGCTAACTCCGTTGTAATCTGGATAGGTTTCATAATCAGTCGATTGTTCCAGCACGATAGACTCAGGCAATAGAATGTCATAATCACTTTCTTGAAGCGGGTTCCAGAATGTCTTTTTATATAATGGCTTGATCGTAATGGTCTGATTATCTGCTTCACTATAAACAAAGCCACCACCAGCGGCTGCAATCTCTTGAATGGCTTTGATGGGTGTGAGTCCTGAATAGCTAAAGCTTTCAGTTGGAACTATCCAGCCAAGCGCATCGATCAATTCCCAATTCAGACTAAGGTCGGGATAAGCGGAACGATCAATCTCGGCTTGAGCTAGTTGCACCGATGTTCGCTCATTCTCTTGTAGAAATGCGCGTGGCGGCGAAGATGGCGAATCAAGCAAAGCTGATGGGCTGCGACCAGTTAATGTGTAAGTTTCTTTGGCAAACTGGCGTGAACGAGTCCGATTTTCCAAAAGCATCAAATGTTCAAAACCATTGACCACAATTTTTAAAATGACTGGCTTGTTATCAATCGGATCAAGTTTTGACAATTCAAAAACTGGAACAATTAGACTGTATGACCAACACCAAGACTGTCGATCAGTACGATAGTTGCCATTTCGTACATTGATAATTTGCCCGTTATCCAGACGTGTGACTTCAATTTCATTCACGATATGCCACCATTTTTGGTTGGGAGTGCTTGGGATGCAATCATCGACACCAAAATTTAAAATAACGTTGTGTGCGTCTACATCTGAGCATAAGCAAAAAAAGTTTAAATCTGTCGAACCGATATATTCTGGGATTTCAGGCTCTGGCCATGGTTCAACTGGGTGTTTACGATAATAAATCGCTCGACCATCTTCCCAGGGAATATCAGACTTTAAGCGAAGTTCTAAGCCTTTATCCCACCCAAACTTAAAGTGCTTTTCAAAGACATGAGCGACTTCATAGTTGTAAGTAATTTGCTTACGCTTACGGATCATTTCTTGCCATTTCGTTTTGCGCAAATGTGGTAGATTTAAACCATTTTCGAAGACAATATTTTTACCAATAAAAAGGCGTTCATCATCTTGCCACTTGATGTAATAGCTTTGCTGTAATTGTGTGGTTTCCTCAAAGATGGCTTTGATTGCTCGCACTATTGGCTTAGCTTTCTCAAATCTCGTGTTAGCAAAATTGGAAATGGTTAAGCCTTGTTCTTGCGCAATAGCGAATTGATTTGAGAGCATGACAGCTTGATTACTGCGTGCTACAACATCATGTAAAGCAGTGATTGCTTTTTCATATCGAGCATCAATACCGTAAAACATGCCCCGAATGAAATTTAGATCAAAGATAGCAGTTAAAATTGAGAGTACAGAAGTATCAACAACAGCATCAATTGTGCATAAATTTTCGACAAAGACTGCTTCAATTTCAGCTTGAAATGAAACCACAATACCTGCATTAATAGCAGCATGCTCAAGATATCGAGCCTCGATCTGAGCCGAAAAACCATTATCGATAACAACACTGATTGTATTATTGCTAAATACAGCAGTTATTTCGGAAACAAAACCGACGTAAACGCTACTATCAACAATCGCTAAGTTTGTCGTGCTGTCTGTATAAAGTGCTTGAATTTCAGAGTGAAACGATAAAGCAACTTCACAGGCAATCTCTGCACTAACATCATCACCAAAATTGAGATTGGTTGAACCATCGCTCAAATGTTCAAAATTCAGAATGATGTTGTGTGAATTAGTGTTATCAGCCTTAAAGTCTAAATTGACATTGCGAGCATCGACCGTGCCTTGCTTGTTTTTAAAGTCCACATACTCACTCCGTTATGACCCTAAATTTGGATATAACTTAATCGATGTAATGTTTAGCGTTCCACCCACAACAAGATTAGTGTTCGCAAGGGTGATGTCGGTGCCGACTGCAAAATCTGCCACCACACCGCCCTCACCATTAAATAAACGCGCCCATTTTGCAGTACCTGTTTTGATGACCGTGCCCGAATCTGATGGATATAGTTCAATATGATCTGCCTCAACAGACTTGATGCATGGATCTGGCAAATTGAGCGTTACCAACTTTGCCGCATTATCGGCAGCTGTATTTGTGTTGGCTGGTTTATTATTGTCATAAAAAATAAAGGTAGCGCTATTGCTACCCTTATCAATGAATGATGCTAGTGCTTGAAGTTGCGCCAAGCCTGCGCTTAATGAGGGATAGATCATTTTGGCACCACGTTATCTTGAATGACGGCATTGAATTTTTTGTTTGGGTCGATTGACACCATGGTGTATGCAACATCATGCGGCAAATAAATCTTATATTCACCGTTTTCATTGCTTTGTGTGGTTTTTATTAGCGCCCCATTCAATCGACTATAAGCCCGAATGGATCGCGAGACAGGCTTGCCTAGTTCCATTGTTTTTCCCGAAACCACTGTTTGCTTTAACTGAGTCAAAAGTAAGAGATTTACATCGCAGTTAACCATCATCTCATCTCCATTAACAACGCATATTTCACAAATTTTTCAGAAGATCCCACCCCATATCTGTTCACGTATTTTCCAATTTCTGAAACAGTCACCTCGACATTTTGGTTTGCAGTAATCTTAACAAAGGGTATAATGCCTCTAGGCTCATTGTTCGAGTCAAAAATAGGCAAAGAGGCTACAATCTTTAAGTTTATTAGACCAAACGGATTAGATTGATTTAGAGAGCCGAATGTTAAGTTTCTCCCCATTTTTTGTGGTAAAGCTATTGCATTTTCATTAAACCACATCGTTCCATTCAGTTTTAAACCTGCACCGCTCACACTTTCGTTCGTGTCTTCATTACATAGATGGTATCCACCCATAGCCCAGTGATAAAAATACTGATAATTTTGAGGTACTTTGGTCTGTATTCCCGATGCCAATATCGCAAGATTGTTTCCCTTGATCTTATTGTCATAAAACTCAAAGTAAGCATAAACTGCAAACGCATTATAATTTGAATGAACTAAGTCAATTGCAAAACTTTTTGAATTTCCTACGATATTAAAAACTGAGTTTCCAGCCATGGCAGAGTCAGAGTTAGATCCGTAATCATTATTGCTTGAGTTTGATCTTGTGCGATAATACCATTTCGCCCATCCATGATACGTCCCGTCCCAACCCCAATTAGCATTAGGATTGCTTGAGTCATAGGGCATTTGCGTTCCAGTAATCGTATCAATATCACTCATACTAGAAACCACACCAACCTTTGCAAATTTTGCACCCGATGCGGCCGCACCACTCACACAAAAATCATGAACAAGTAAGATGAGTCCAAGTGATTCGGGATCTTTTGAACGATACGCCCTTTTAGGTTCTGTGCTACCCACGGGGGTGCGGAAAACAATCTCAAAATCAAGCGGTGCAGTTGAACACGAAGCAGCACCATTGATTGCTATTGGGTTTGTCGCCGCACATTCAACTACCACAGAATCCGTATTCGCTGATAAGACCTTATAATCCCCATCCCATCCGTTTGTTGAGCCAGCAATTCTCACCACCTGTCGATCAATAAAGCCATGACCAGAACCTAAGCTGATCGTTGCAGTAATAGCGTCTGAACTAGATTTCACAACTGAGATAATGGGAACAAAATTAAAGCCCTCAACCAAAACCTTATCAAGTAAATTAATCATGCTTCCCCAGTTGTTGCTCAATTGGGGGATATTTTTCATATAATTTTGAAAGTGTTTAACTAAACCAGACATATTTTTATGCTCACAAAAAAAGACCGCTTTCGCAGTCTTTGGTTAATCTAAAATGTTAAATTACACGGTCAATATCGCCGCGAAGCATGATTTGAAATTGATCTGATAAAACGGTTGGTTCAGATTGCTTCACGCAGCGAATACACCAGACCGGAAACATGCATGCAATGGTATTAAATCGAAGTACATTGCCATTAGCCCAACCGCTACCCCAACCCTCTTTTTTGATGGTGAAATACGGCAGACCAGTAGTAGGGTTGATCGGCGCAAAGTCTGTATTAATAGCACCTGTAGCAATTTGACCAGAAACCTCGCCTATGCAGCGGAACGTAGTTACATCAGTAAAGACAATGGCCCAGCGTTCTTGAATTGCGCCTTTGTTGGTTATCTTGAATGGATATAAAGCATCGTTATAGTTAGCCGAGATAGTTCCACCGCTTGGCACATCATCCCAAACATTACCCCAAGTGCCTTGTACAAATTTAGATGTATAGCGGCTTTGCATATCACCAATAACCAAGGCGGATCCGACTACTGATGTTTCGGCATCATAGTTGTGCGTAACGGGTTTAGTAAAAGTGATGCGCCCGTCAATTTGAACATCATTGATCAGCCCCATATCTTGATATCGATATTTAGCAATTAACGGAGTGACAAGCGAGCCAACCGCAAAATCTCCACTCAAAGTCACTTTTCCATAATCATAATCAACAACATACTGATCATATGAGACCTTAATACCGTTCTGATCTTCGAGTTCACAGTAAGAGATTCGCGCATCATCGAGTTGATGAATCGAACCCGCAACAGCACTATCAAGCGTTTGTGATTTGCTGCTTGAAATAATGCCGATATCGCCGACTCGAAAAATTGGCACACGACCGTCAAGCGGCAAACGTGTCGCAGACAAGCCTAAGATTTCAGCATCAAGCGGAATATAGCTATAACCCACGGCGTTGTAGCGTATATCATCAGCAGAATACCAATACGGCATATTTACGATGTATGTACCCGAACCATCAACATTCAATGTGTAGAAATCTTCATTGAGCCAAGGCCGCAAAGCTTTCATTGCATTCAGATCAGAAATCGTGACATTTTGATTGATTGTATAAAAACTTAATCGAACCACGCCCGTTTGATAATCCACTGTGCCTTTGACTCGTTCATGATTAATATTTCCAGACTCGTCAGCAGTGACATTAATCGTGACTGGCGTACCCACGAGCAACTGAAATGAAAGCGGCCGCACTGGTGCAATTGGAATTTTAAACACTGCACTGGCCACTGGCATATTGTCAGCGACTTGAATAATTGATTGCCAACCAACAGTATTGTTCCCTGTATCACTAAAAGTTGATAAATCTAATCGCCCAGAACTTGGGTTGTAATTCCCAACGGTAGTACCTGTGCCAGTATTTGAATTAAAACCTGTATAAACACTTGTGCCAGAAAGATAGTAATTCTTGCCTGCGATTTGGAAAAATACACTTTCGGGTGCTATAACCATGCCAGCATTTTTGACTACATCAATATAAAAACCTGTGCTACGAACTGGTTGTTCGCTCGCAGAAACAGAAGTCGCTTCTTTGCCAAGTGTGCACTGCACTGATTGCGCTGCATCAGTGATTGTAAACGGCATGGAAACACGCTCAACACTGGTGGTTTGGATGTTGTAATAGCCACCACTGGTTTTGACAACTCGCTGATATGCATCACGAACAGCGTAAGCAGTAAATACAACTTCACCGGTCGTGAAATTAATTGAACCCACTTTGCGAACTTGTTTGTTTTCAATCATCAGGTAAATATCGCTACCGTACGACTGGAAATTAAAAACATTATTGGCAAGAATCGCTTCACTTGTGCTGTAGCTGTACTCAAGCCCTGCTTTGGTGGATGACATCACAAGAGTAAATTTCAAAGTATTCACGCCAGAATTGGCACCAATCCCAAAACCGTAGCGCTTAAAGCTTTCTCCGTTGATTGTTTCTGTTTCACCCAAATCACTTAAAGTGTATGGCCCAGTTTGACTATTTCCACCTGTGAACTGGTTGTATGTAACAGTTAAGACATTACTTAATGGAAATAAGATACCCGGCTTAAATGTGATTTTATTGCCATTTACAGCGCCTGTAGCATCACCAGTAATTGAACCATTTGTCGCCACAGTTGCAGATTTATCGACATTATCCACTTTCCAAGTAATGGTTGCCGGCTGCGTCAAATCGAGTGTTTTAGATAGTGTGTAATCAATCGCTAATCGAGTGACTTGTTTTGACGTAATGTCTTCAGATGCTACACCATCAGCCCAATACCACACAATTGCAGACCCAACATCAGGTAATGCTGAGAATGTTACCAACACAGTACCAGTTACATAATCAATCGTACCTGTTGCAATCCCAGTAACGGCACCTGAAATCACCCCTGAACCATTGTCAGTCACTGTGTAAGTTTTACCCTGAGCTGTGAAGATCAAAACAAAACTGCCTCGGGCTGGCACGGGTAAAATCGTGCGAACAAAGTTCAAGCTTTGGCTGTTTTGAGTGACTTCAACTGAATCACTATTTGAAACCCGGTCACGCTTGGCAATTGGAGTAAAAGTGACATTTATCGTTTTGCTGCCAGATCCTGAACCTGCGCCCCATCGAATCAAGCCAGTGTCATAATTAATGGTACCCACAGAGTTGCCAGAAACAGTTTTTAGTTCACCTGCATTATCTGTCACTTGATTGTTGTCAAGCGTAAAGCTTACGGAACTTGGCAAGATTGATGAGCCGATATATGTACTGTTGTTTGCCCCAACTGTGGTTGTAATCTGTCGTGTGATTGTTCCAGATGCACCGATCATGGCAGTTGCGGTACCCGTGATACTCAAATCGAGTAGTGGCGTTTCAACCTGTGATGCTGGTACCAACTGAGCAAAAATGCTTTTGGCTTGGATTGTTGTGCTTGCAACTGCAACATTATTGCGAATACCAACGCTCGCATAATATTTACCAGTATCAGCCACAAGTGTTTCGCGGACAATTGAAGTTGATACCGATCCGTTGTACCACTGCCGCGCTGTAAGGCCCACAAAGTCAGACTTCAAAGCATCATTTAGACTGTAAGTGGCAATCTTATATTCAACATCTTTGCCATCAATAACCATAATCGCGATGCGAGTTTCAACTTTGGTGATGCGTAGATATTGTTCGATTTGATTAGCTTTACCTTCATTTGAGATCAAAACAAGCGTGTCGCCTACCGCGCTTTCAGTTTCTTTAGGGAACATTACCACTTGCAAAAGCTTCATACCCTGCCAATGAGTATCCAGAGGCGTACCAGTAGCCACACCGCCTTTAGCCAGATAGTTTTCTAGTCGATTCTGTGCCGCATTACGTGTATCAGTGTGACTCCCTGTGCTAAAAAGTAGCGCTGACACATTCGGATCTACAGGATTCTCAGAGATAAACACCGTTGCACCCATCAGCGCATCTGTATCAGCACTGGTGACACCAGGAAAAACCTTACGCATGGATACATCGCCCATCGTGCGGTCAAGCTCAGATACATCATTGAACAGGTTGTTAGAAATACCATCTTCAACCACTTGACCTGAATACTTGCCGCCACCGTCTGAAGTGTCGGTCAACCGTTCAGATTTATAAATGACAAGGTTATTGGTTTCAATCGCCATCGTTGACCTCGGTGAATCTTAAAGTGACGTTGTAGTAATCTTCGTCAGAAATGGTTGGAATATCTTTGACTGGCTTGGCTTCAATCGCATTTTCACTATGATTAAAAATCACATTGAATTGTCGATAGTCGTGTGGATATTCAAGTTGAAGTGTGAATTGCTCACCCTGCAATGCAGACCACGTTTTCAGCTTGCTCACGACATGACGTTTAAGCCAAGCCATGTTTTGATCTGCTGTTAGAGTGATTGGTCGGCCTGAGAGCTTTTTACCTTCCTGAACAATCAAAGCACCATTGACGGCGTAGTCTTGTGACTGCTCTATCGCTTTCCATTCAAATTCATCAGACCATAAAAAACCGTCATCTAATGTGACGGTTTCATTGGTTAATTTTCGGATTAGTTTCATGTTTTACATGCCCTTTTTAAGCATTTCCATTTCACGAAGCATTTTTTCAACGGATGATGCATTATCTTCAGAAGTGTAAACCTCAGCCGTCTGGCCATTCATATTAAATTCCAGTTTTACTGTTTTACTAGTTGGCTGCTCGATGTTGGTTGTAGGTGTGGAAACATCAACATTCGGTGCAAGCTTATTCACATCAACCGATTTGTTTTTGACACTTGCGGTTAATGTGTCAGTCATTGCTTTGGCAAGCAAAGCCTCAATTTTTTGTGTACCAAAGATTGAAGTCTGACCTTTGTTGATTAAGTCCTCATATGCTTTTGCATAATAATCACCGTAAACCCCCCCGCTTTGTCGCGCCTCCATAGCTTTTGACTTATCTACCGATGTTGCTTGTGCAAAAATGGATTTAGCGAGTTTGGCCGCCTCAGCTTCGTCATACCCCATGCTTGTCAGTTTTGATTGAACATCTGACAAGTTATAAGTCGTGAAATCTTTACCAATACGCTGAGTTTTGCTTTCAGCATCGGCTTTTGACTTCGCTGCCATGGCATCATTCCACGCGGTAATCGTGTCTTTAGCCTCCTCACGTGCAACCTGACCCATTTCGCGGTAAGCGCGTGTAACATCGTTAGATACTTTGTTGGCGTGTTTATCAGCAGCGCGGTTCATTTCATCATAGGTTTGAACTGTTGCTTTGCCCGTATCATCAATAGTGACGTTTAAGCCAAGTGATGCTGCTTTTGCTTTGGCAGCAGCAATTGTAGCCTGATCACCCGATGCAACAGCAGCCTGCATTGTGCGCTCATAAGCGGCCTTTAATTGATCAGCAGTCGCTTTTCCACTTGCTTGAATTGTTGAAAAGTCTGCTAATGCGGATTGCGCTGCTAATTGAAGTTGCTGTTTGGTTTTAATACCAAGACGCTCAAATGCTTGTTCAACTGGATCAATATCATCAGGCAGTTTTTGCATTGCTCGACTAATAGCAGCGGTACCTAGTTCAACTTGTTTTGTAGAAAAAACTCCCTGCTTTTCAAACTCAACCATCTTGGCTTTAGCTGCATCGATTTCAGCCTGACTTTGCGCTTTGGCTAGCCACTGCTCCCATGCTTGGTAGAGAACATCACCTGCCTGCTTACCTGTGATACCAGCCTGAGTTAATTTATTGCTTAGGTCATTTAGATTATTGCCACCCTCAGTAAAGCTTTTTGAAACCTTGTTCAACGATGCATCTAAGTCAACACCAAATAGTTTTGCGGCAGCAGATGCTCTCGAATATGCATTCTCTGCAACCAGACCCGACCCGGTATTGATTTTGTCGTATTCTGCTGCACGTAGATTTCTGGCTTTAGAGAGTTCCGCCTCCCTTAGATCGATGGCGTTTAATTTATCTTGTGCTGATTTAAGTTCGGTTAGATTGCCTGTTTGCTTTGCTCGGGCAATTTGTATCTCAAGCGCAGCGCGATCAACAGCAGCTTTCTTTTGAAATTCCAGTAAGGTTTCATCTGCCTTTTGGACGTTCTCCTTGGCGACCTTTAAGGCTTCCTCTTTTTTTGCAGCTTTATCAGCTGCTTGTTCTGCCGACAACCCTGCTTGAACAGCGACTTTTCCAGAATTATCCAAGGTGACAATGTAACCTTTGGCAATTAAGTCAGCTTGCATGGTGCCATCCATGACACCGCCATTTGCTTTAATTGCAGCTTCGGCATAGGCCTGCACGGCGGCTAATTTGTCGGCTTCCAGTTTTTTTGCATTAGTCGCTTCAGTTTGCTTGGCTGCGAATATTTGCTCCATTGCAGCCTTTGTGGATGCAACAGAGTCGGCATTTCTTTCGCTTTCAGACTGTGAAGCTTCTTTAAGCCGTTGCATACCTTTGGACTGAAAGTCTTGAGCGCTTTTATCAGCCTCAGCGTAGTATTGTTTCGCTTTCTCCTTCATCAAGTCAGCGTTTGCAGCGAATTGCTTACTAACATCTCCCCATGTAACAGCCGCCAATACTTTATTTGCAGCACCAGCCATATCGAAAAATGCTGCTGTTGATAATTTAAGGGCAATATTAATGGCCGTTAAACCATCAGCAATAAAGCCAAACGTGATTGATAAACCTTGCCCAATACGAGTTAGAAAGCTAACTTGTTCACCAGCTTGAGTAACACCACCTGTAAATGATGAGAAAATAGACAAAACAGCAGTTAAAGATGTTCCTATCTCGTAGACAATTGTTTTTCCAAGTTGATACCCAGCAGCAACCAATTCTTTTACTGCATCGTATGCAGATGAAATTGCATCCTTAAATGCTGTAATGGTTGCTGAATCAATTCCTCCCTCAATATCCGAAACAAAAGCCATCCAGCCTTCTGATATATCATCAAAGAAAACTTTAATAATCCCCAGATTATCAGCAATGGCCATTAGGGCCTTAGCGGCGGTTTCAGATGCGCCACTGGATTGATTCATTTCTCCAATTAAGATTTGCCATTGTGTTGAAATGCGCTGTAAAGCATTACCAATTGTCGCGGGAAATTGGTCGTAGGTCTTTTGGATGTCCGCAGCTTGACTTTGGATTGCTTTGACGACTCGTTCAGAAGTTAGCTCGCCAGCTTCCGCCATATTGCGCAGTTCGCCAGTGGTAACTCCCAATCCCTTAGCTAAGGCACTAGCCAAACCGGGTGCTTGCTCCATGATTGAGTTAAATTCATCACCACGTAACACACCAGACTGTAACGCTTGAGACAACTGAGTAATAGCAGCTTCACTCGCTTGAGCCGAACCCCCACCGATTTGTATAGATTGGTTAATGGTTTTTGTAAGATCAAGTGACTGCTGTTGAGTAAGCCCCATTTGCTTACCAACATCATTGATCTTAGTAAATAGTGTTCCAGTGGCTTCTAAACTTGAATTTGTAGCCAATGCAACCTGATGAACACCAGCCATTGCTTGCTGGAAATTACCGCCATCTTTGGTAGCAATCTGAACGCGTGTAGAAAGGTTTGTGTATGCATCCGCTGTATCAGCGAGTTCTTTTAGTCCCAAACCCACGCCAATTGCAGCCATAGCACCAACAAGTGCGGTATAGCTTGTTTTTAATCCACTTATACCTGCTTTGGCTTTATCTGCCGCACCTGAGGTTTTTTCAGTTGCTGTGTTTGCTTTATCTACAGAATTTTTAAATCCAGCAAAAGCTTGATTGGCTTGCTCAACTTCTTTTTCGAGCGCATCCACTTTGGCTTGTGCATTTGCGATATCTTCAGGTGTAGCTTTGGTTTTAGAAAACTGCTCTAACTTCTGTTTAGCTTGGATTAGATCGGCGTTTAGCTGATCGATGGCTTTGGAGCTTTTATTGCCAAAATCTTTAAAGTTGTTGGCTGCTTCGCCTGCTTTATCGCCTGCGCCATCAATGATTTGTGTAGCTTTGGTTAATGACTGAGTTAGCCCATCTGCAAGTTCTTTTGTGGCTTTAGGAATTAATTCATCTAGTGCTTTTGCAGTTTCAGCACTCGATGCCTTTAATTTATCTGACTGCTGTTTAATTTGATCAAAGAATGATTTTGCCGCATCTTCAGATTGCCTGGTGTTATTAACAAAACTTTTAACATCAGCATCCATCACCAATTTAAAAACAAGTTCTTTTGCCATGGTCTTCTCTGATTTTAGGTAAAAAAAGGGCGACATTTCAAATGCCGCCCTTTAGGATTTATTGGTTTACATGGACTTATGCGCTCTCGCCATGTATGCCTTTACATAACTTTAAAATGGCTTCCGCGTGAAGTATGATGTGCGTAGGGATTGGCTTGACTCTTCCCATGTTAATTTCAACCAAAATGGCTTGCTGAATATTTTCTACATACCACCTGTATTTATGATTAGCTCAATAACCATTAAAAGTTTTTATTTTTCATGGCTTCATTTAATTCATTAGTAAATTTAAATTTAAGATTCGAAGACAAAATACATTTATTTTCTGCTATTTGATTCTTAACCTCATCTTCTGTAAGTGTTATTAGTGTACACCTACACCCTTTTCTGATAGTCATCCAATGGTCTACAGAGTGCTCTATAAACTCGTTATCAAGAACATGGTAGATAACACTCTTGTGCAGCAAACACTCCTTAGGGGAGTGCGTATCATTACAAGGACTCCATAAAACGTACACTCTGTCAAACTTATATTTTTTATCAGTTAATGCTGTTTCTTTTGCTTTTTTTTGCACTTCTAAAAAGCAGTGCCTATTAAAAAACCATGCTGCATAGTAACTATCCTCTTTTAGCAGCTCGCGATCTATTTGTGAATGCAGAAACTCGGGTGTGAGTTGGATATATCTATCAACAAACCTCTCATACAATTTCGGGTATTTTTTAAGTCTATAATTCTTAATATTGGATGCTATATCAAGTATCTCAAATTTAAAGAAATTATGATCTGCCTTACACTCAACCCCAATACTACCCAAAAAGATTATTTCCTCATTTGTAAATGAAGCATTAAACCAATTTTTATATGCGACCCTGCTTAAATTGTTGTCCATTTACAGTTAATCCTAATCTTGAATTGATGTCAGTAGGCCATTTTCAAAATAAAGATATTTAGATTTATATGCTCCCCGATATACCCACTGTTCATGTACCCCTCTAGCAGTTGTTGTCTTATTAACTGTGTCAGGATAACCCCATTTAGAACGCTCAGCTTGGTTTGAAGTCATTCCGATTCTAGGTTCTAACCTAGAATCATATTCAGCCTGCTGTCTTTCATAAGCAGCTTTTCTTGATTGCTCTTCTGACTGTGCTTTTCTAACTTTATTGGCTAACTCTTTACTACCAGCACAAGGTTTGTCTTGAAAAACTTGACCTGTAGAAGTTTTACATTGGTAGATTTGAGCTATGGCTGGAACACTAATTAGTGTGAAACATAACAGTAAATACTTCATTCTTCTAATACACTCCCACAAAAACGGCACTTAATAGCAGTAATTTTTATTTTCTCAGAACAAAATGGGCATTCTTTAAGCGCTGACTCATTTTCACCCGAATTGCTTTCAGCATAGTAGCTGAATGCATCCTGAGCTATTACTGTTTTATTTTGAGTGTTTTCACGACTTATCACGGGTGTTGGCTTTATGTTCTGCTTTTCTTCATCTGGTACCAAATCTCTTAATGGCTCAAAATTTATTTTCTGCTCAGTTAAAATTTCATCTTCTGTATAAAATGCCGCGAATATCAGTATCAGACTAGCAACTACCAATATAGCCCAACCTGATTGAAGTTGAACAGAATCTACAATAGTGTGCGCCAAGCCTGCAAAAGGATTATCCTTTAAGGTAGATGCCATTTCTTTCTTTGTGTTATGAAAGAGGCTCACAAAGCGATACAGCATAAATAGCAGTATCGCCAAGGAAATACCACCAGTCAAAGCTAAGGTGCGAAATTGACGCATAAAAACAACAATAATTGAAACAATGGATAGCCCAATAATCACATACCCATTGGCACTTGCTAACATATTGATTGTTCCCATGATTGGAATCTTAGCAAGTGGCATAAACACACCAATAAATAGCAATAACGCTCCCATCACCCCAATTGTTTGCTGCCTATCGAGAGTCATCACTTATTCTCCCACAAAATCTTAACCACCTTTCCTTGACATAAGATCACTGTGTATTGCTGCAAATCGATATCGTATTTATATTCGGTGGCTGCGCAGTAAAACTTTCCATCATCCAATACATAGTATTTAGGTTTTGCCTTGCCCATCTTTTCAATTAATGAATCTTCAGTATCCCCTACATTAACCAGTTGACCACCACCAGTTCTCATAGCGTTTGTGTAGCTTCCAGCGAATACAACGCTAGAGCATAAAGTTAATAATAAAGCTGTAAGTTTTTTCATGTTATTCCCCTGTTTTTGAGGAGAATAACACAAACCTAATCTGATTTAATATCATCCAGATACTTTTTAAACTCTCTCGCTGCTGCATGTTGTGCTACACGTATAATTCCTGCTTGAGTTGTTATATTGCGCTTGTGAGCCTTAACAACAGCATCAAGATAATGCTTATATGCACCGTATGACATGTTCATAATGCTTTCATGTGAATGCCCTGCTGATACCAATAGCTGCAAAGAATCAAACCAAGAATCAGTATTTTCAACTTGCTTGGCTGATCTGCCACGGCGTTTCAAAGGCTTTTCATAAAAATAAGCCTTATTTGCTTCCAATGTTTTTCTTAGCAATTCAATACAAATTTCTGGATTATTTATTTTTGTTTTGATGACTGAATCAATATCTAAATCAGTGACCAAGTTAATCATTGAATAACACTGAACTTCAAATTGAGAAATTATTGTTGTCAAAATTTCATCTGAATAGAATTCTAAATTGTTTAAATTGGTTTTAACTTCTGATGAAGCAACAAGCCACAAATCAAAATCTTTCATCGTGATTTGACGAACATCAAGATCAAAATCACCTACATTCAATTTTAATGAGCGATTAGATGCAATAAAAAAATCATTCATGATGAAATCCTATTTAGGCACAGGCATTAACTGCCTGCACCAATTAAACAGCTTAAGGAGTTGCTGGAATCGTCACAATATGACCGTAAAGCCCCAACATATCATCAGATGCTTTCGATACATCTGCCAATGCCTGACCTTCAATCTGATACTGCCCCAATTCTTCATGAATCAAAGCAAATGTGGTTTTTGGAGATTTCTTGGTGCGCCATAGACGTACCGCAATATTGTCGCCATTGGCTGTATTGATGCCTTTAAAGAACAATTCATATTCTTTATTAAAATCATTTGCCAAGGTTGTTTGAGTCACTGCACCAGTGGTATAGGTCGCTAAAATCGGCATAGTCAAACCAGCAATATCTTTAAAGACTACAGTGCCAAATTTTGCATCCACAGTGTATTTGCTTTCTGGAATTGTTGCTGGTGTGCCTGATGTTGAGTCAGTAAATGAAACTTGAGAAAGATTGTAGCCATCAAGTTTAATTTCATCGCCAGCCACCACAGTCCCAAGTGATACTGCTGACTTGGTGGTGCTTACAATTGAATGGTTTTCACCAGATACCACATATTCCAAGTTTTTTTCGTCTAACTCTTCAATTTGTCCAGAAAAGTTGACGGACGTGGTTTTAACCATGGTGAAGTCTGTGCTGCGCTGACCTGACATGCTTTCCTGATGCTCAACAACATCTGCATCAATTTCAAGCTCAAACTCAGGCACGTTACCAATTTGACGCATAGCACCAGCTACCCCATTGACAATTGCAGACAGATAAAATGTGCCCTGCAATGACATGTATTTTTTAGCCATCTACCTTTACCTCTTTGGTTGTTTTGGTCGGGGTGGTTTGTTTCGTTTCTGAAGGTTCTTTGAACTCCTCAATCACACCACGCCCCAAAAGTTCTTGAATCTGTGCATCGCTTAAACCACCTACAATGTCACCAGAACGAAAACGCCCGACTGATTGCCGGGCGATGTATTGTTTAGTCATGTTTTTACCTATATGAATTTTTTAGATTCGAAGATTGCTGTTAAGTATGCGAACCCAGTGGAAAATCCCTCTCTCACTTCAATTAAGTCGAGCGGTCGTACACTAGACGATGGCTGCCAACCTGATAGCAACTCAATTACATCCTGAAGCAATTCGCCCGCCTCATCAGTCACAACATTTCCGTTGGTCATTTGAGATTGAGCATTTCGACAAGCTACTGTAACTGCCCAACGGATGCCCAACATGTTGACCTTGGAATTTCCAGAGCTATCAACCTTAGTGATTCGCTGAAAGTTGACATGTGCTGCTGGGGTGACCTGCGACATTTCTGTGACCTTGACCGAGTTCAACGGCGTATAGATCTGCTTCAATGCTGAAATTTCTTTTAGCTTTTCTGCAATCTCGTCACGCACTGCAAAGAAATTAGACAAGTATGAATCTCCCAATAATGTCTAAGATGTTTTCCTCATCCTCAGAATCAATGCCAAGGTAAGTGCGGGGTGGTACCTCAACAGACTTCACTTTGCGCCAGTTTCCTGCCACATTGAAAGTTAGATAATCAGCAGTTTTAGGAAGGATTGTGCCACCGAAATGCATCATTGCAGCATATTCTTCTCCAGAACCCCACTCCACGCCATTAGATAATGTCTGGAAATTTAAGCCATTCATTAAACGACCTGTATCTCGAAGAGTTTGACCGCCTTGTAGTTGCGCCCTCCAAGACTGTTTCCATGGATTACCATCAACATTGCTTTGATTTACAAACCGCATTTGGCTTGAAGAAACACCATACCCACCAATCTCTGTAAACATCTCATTTTTACGATTTTCGAAATCAGCGAGTTGCTGAAGAACCTGCATTACAACAGATTCCCCATCAGCTTTAATTGAGATATGAGCTGCCATCGCCACCTCACTTGATGCTAGGCATCATGTCTAAAGTTGCATCCCCAAACACACCGCCTTTGTAGGTTGTACCAATGGGCATCGTTGCTGGTGCATTGATTGGCTTTTCTTCTGTGACCTGATTGCTCTGGTCCAGAATATTTAAAACTGCCTTTCCGTCAGCCACACGTTTAAGAAAATCGATTTCCGCTTTGTAACGGTTTTCAACCTCTTCAGTCGGTTGCTGAAAGTAGAGTCGATAACGAGCTATATTGCATGCCACGCGCTTTAATGTGCTTGGCACACTAGGCAACGGCAATTGGTATTTCACAGCAATATAACTATCGATTTCCTCATTAGCATCTTGCAGCACATCAGCAATGGCATTTACTGAAGTCTGCATGGCTTCCAGATTAGCAATTTCACCAGATCCAAAACGGGCTTCAAGATCTTGTCGAGTTGCATACATAAGACACCTTACTTGGCATCATCTGCCGTTTTCGCTGTTGGTTTCTTTGATGTTGCAGCTTTTAACTGCTCTTCAAGCTTTGTTAATTGAGCCTTCAAATCAGCAATTTCGGCGGTATCTTTGGTTTTTTCATCAACCAACTTCTGATTGTCAGCCTTCAAATCAGCAATTTCGGCGGTAAGTTGAGCCAACTGCGATGCTGTTCCATCGGCTTTGATTTGAGACTCTTCTGGTGGTTTAAATTCTTCAATAGCACCAGAACCCAAAAGGGCTTGAAGTTGTTTAGACTCAAGCCCTTCAATTTCCTGTCCTGGTCGGAAATGACCAATAGACTGTTTTGCAATGTACTTTGGCATTTAAGCCTCCTTAAACAAAGCCACGACCACCAACCAGACCATTCTTGTTGTTTGGTACGGCAAGCGGTGAAGATTCACCCAACATCTGAATGCTAGAAGGATTTTTTTCCTGCCACTGGCTTAAGAAAAACTCTAAAGGCTGGCCAAATGCTTCAATGTTTTGAATTGCGCAGTGAGCAATCCAACCGTTTGCATCAGAAACCAGACCAAAGAAGTCTTCAGGAATAAAACGCTCTGACACCCCATTTAGGTTGTGCGTTGCGTCATAAGTCCAAATCTGAATGTTATCAATATTGCCACGGAACTGCGGTTTTGATGGATCATCAAAAGTTGGGGTGATTGGCACACTGATCGAAGCATAAGGTTTAATGAATTTTTCTTTAAACTCTTCGTTCTGCATCAATGAATTAAAAACCTTTGACGATGTGAGCGCCAAGTTTGGCGCGACACCAGCATGCTCAACTGAGATATTAATCATTGATTGAATATCTTGCACAGGTGTTGCATTGGCCTGATTCCATTTCACCAATGGAGCAAAATTACATGCGGCATTACGCTCGTAATCGACCGTATATGAAGGGAAATCAGATGATGCAAACGTGGTCTTTCCATACAACAAGACATCGCGAGAGATTAAGAGTTTTCGGTTCTCGATCGACTGGCGTAGGTGAATTGCCTTTTGAGCCTGATCAATTAATAGTAGTTCAGCGTCACTTAAGCGATTTGACCCTGTCGCCACAATACCGTAACGACGCAATTGAGTGACCAAGGCGGTATCTTGGACATCACTTGGCATGACGGTTACCATTGGCTTTAAATAAGCTGGCTTTACAAAACCAACTTTGCCTGATTCTGCCACATTGATTTGTCGACCAGCAACATTGGGCATTACGAATGGTGCAAGTGGAGTTGCAGTATTAAGCTCACCTACAGGAACTTCTTTTTTGTTGTATGACACACGTTGAGGGAAAAACTTATCCATCAGCCAAGTATCCACCTTTTTGGTGGTGTCAGTTAAAAGCACAAGTTGAGGAATATCCAACAACTCAACTGGTGCATTTTGAAATGTAAAGCTAGTGCTCATATTTACCCCACGACTTTGCGTAATTCAATTTTGTTGTTAAGGCCTTGCGCACGCACTGCATCGTATTGAGCTTCAGTCAGTTTTGTGCCATTTACTGTAACTACGGCTAAGTCGTAAGCACCTTGCACGTAGATGGGCATTTCAAGTCCATTGTTGGCGTGATATGTCGATTGTTCTGCTGTCATGTCTCCCACCACAATCGCTTGCCAATCTCCAACCACACCTGATGTGATGGCTGGATGCGTTGCGACGTTCGCAGCACTGACTGCCACAAGATCACCGCGCTTGTAAGCAACCCCTGCGGTCGGCTTCGCATTTTCAGTACGAACACCATCACCAACCACCAGTTGGCGACTTTCGATTGTTTCTGTAATTGTTTTACCCATAATTAATTACCTTTCTGTTGGGCTGCTGCAAATTGATTAAATGCATTGTCTAATGCTGAACCTTGATGCTGTTGGCCAGTGCCACCCTGACCACCTGTAGCTTGATGGCTAAACAAGTGCTGTAGGTGGGCTGGAACGATGTTAGTTTGCTGTTGTCCCAGCGCAGCGGGCTGTTCTGGTGTCTTGCTTGAAAACTGACGCAGTTGCTTTGCAGTAAATGCAAAAGTTGCATCATCCATATTTGTATATGCGGTTTTATCTTCAGCACTGAATTGAACTTTTAATTCAGTTTCCAAAGCCTGAATATCGCTTGTACGTTTTTCAGCTTGAAACTTTTTAAGTTCTGCCTGAGCTGCATCACGCTCTTGTTCAGCTTGTTTTTGAGCAGCCTGTGCTTTTTCTAATTCGGTCACGTTGGTGTCCTCTTGGTTTGGTTGATTTGATTTACTTGTAAACGCTTCGATAGACGTATTCTCATCTGCTCCGAGTGAACAGATGGTGAATTCACGAATACGATTCTTACGAAAAACCACAATTGGCCCATTAAAGTCTTGGCCATTCACAGTGACGGTTTGTCCTTGGGATACTTCCTCCACTGATCCCGGCTTTATGTACAACGACATCTGAAATGGAAACTTGTCATCAGCATCTTTCACAATTTTCTGAGCATCATCGTTTGTCAAAAAATAACCAGATACTTGGATTCCTTGTGTTGTGTTGAATTGATCAACAACTCCAATACGATTAGCGCCATGCTCTTCTAGTAACGGAGTTACTTTGGGGATTGAGATGCCATCTAAATCAAAAACAACCCCATCACTTCCCCAATACCAGTGATCAGTCACACGTCCACCAGAATAGGCTGTACCTTGGAATGTGCGTTTTTTACCTTCGGTACCCACAGGAACTTCTATGCCAGATACTGAAAACAGTAGCGTCTTTGGATCTAAATCCTTTTTCATATTTCACCCATTAAAAAAGCAGCCATATGGCTGCCTCTTGATTAGAATTAATTAATTAACTAAAGCACGTAGTGTATAAATCAACTGTCCCTTGATGGTTTCAATTTTCACAACTTCAAATGACAATCCAATTGGGAACAATACGCCTTGCCCAGCATTCAGAACATTTAGATCAATACCCAAACCTGTTGCATTTTCTATCTGAAGAACAATTTCGCCGCCAGTTTCAGCAAAAAGCATTGGATGATCTAATGTGACTGTCTTACCCACCTCAAGCTTGGATACATAAGCAATTGTGCTTGACCCTAAAACCGTTGCAGTTGTATTTGCTGCGACTGCATGAATAGCCCCCATATCAGCAATAAGCCAACGTCTAAGAACATCATCAGCTAAACTGATTGGCTTCTGAGATAAGTAAGCTGTTAAGGCTGAATCATTACCCTGAACGTAATCAATCAAAGTTTTAATCGCACTCGGTCTGATTGTTGGATCTAACGGAATAACGGTATCAGCGATCGTATCAAATAACTCTCGACTGTTTTTATTCATAGGAGCAAGTAGGCTAGTTAATTGCTTACTGGCAGTCCATTCAGCTTCTACGGACTTTAGATCATTATCAAACAATCGTGTATCAATACCAGAATCATGAGTTTTTTGTCGGGTCAGTTCCGATAAATCCCCCCATATTTGAGGAATGGAAGCAATCTTTGGCTCACCAATATCTGGTACTTGATCATCAGGTGTGACACCACGCTTCAGTGCTTGCGTTTCAGTTAATGCAATTGTGGTGCATCTACATTGAAAATCATGTGGGGGGTAATATTTTAACCAAAATGGATCATCGATATGTCGAATAATCCCATCCAATGCTAGATGCGAAGGACGTACCCGATTGTCATTAATTGCCGAATACATCAGATATGGTCGTTTGGTTTTATTTCGTTGTTGCTGTTGCCAGCGACCTGCGCTGTAAGCTGACTGCACATTCTGACGAAATACAAGATCGAGATAATGATCACTTAACTCAATACCCTTTTCAGCTACATCTTTCTTGAACTGGTCAAATGTCGTTCCGCTTGCAATCGCCTTATTGACCAACCCAATAACCTGCTTGACCTGCTCAATACTTGATAAAAAACTCACAGTCGTTGCCAACTGCCGAGTTTTTAAATCCATCTTGTAGAACTCGTCAGGCAATACAATCTTTCGTGACTGAGCAAAACGTATCGCTTCAAGAAATGATACTGGTTGCATCTACTTCCCCTCTTGCGAATATACATATCCCATCACATCAGCTTGAAATAATGCTCGTTCAAGATTTGCAGTGAACTCGGTTTTAGTTGCACCTGGAATAAGCTGCACAAGATTAAAAGCAACATCCTCTGGTGACGCAGACATTTGAAGCAAATCATTTACTTGCTTTTGATCAAGTAATCTTAATTTCTGAGCATCAGTTAATTCCTCAACATCTTGCTGTTCAGCACTCAGCTTTTTCATATCCGCAGCGAACGAAAATACTCGGTTTGGTAATGCCTTAAATTGCTGCGCTGGTAGGCTTTGCTGCAATTCAGCAACATCACCGTCCTGTAAGCCATATTCACGTTTGAAATACTGAGAACTAAGGTTGGCACCCGCGTTCTTTAATTTCACATCACGATCAGCTTTATCAGCATTAAGCGACTGTTCATCGCCTATGGTAATGATGTGCCGATCCCATCCATTCAATGCACATAACGCATCAATGATTGCTTGAATGGTTGATGTAATCATTCGGATATCAGCATTCACCTTGTTATTCTGCACTTCAAGATGAACCTCTCCCAATGCACGACTACCAGAATTATCCGTACCACTGGTAAGCGTTTGCCCTAAAATGACCTTTTGGATACTTCTCTCAATCTTCTTGTCAAAAGATTCAAACGCAGCTGATCCACCATTTCCGTTTGATGATGCAGTAATAATATCTACATCTTCATCAGGATTAAGTGAAAGTACCGAGCTTGCATGGGCATTCAAAAGTGCTTTAAGCATAGCTTCTACATTTTTAGATTTTCCTTTCAATAAAGGATTTCCAAAACGCTCAACGAATTTAGCCCAAAACTTCGTCGTGCCATTTTTAAAGAACCACAACCAATACAGACGGCTAAACAGTGCTTCCCCATATGGATTTTCATAGCTTGGCTTGCATTGTGTTAGAAAGTGCTTGAACTGCTGGTCGCACTCAATATCACGATGCTGATTGTTATACATTTGAAGCAACATCAATCGACCATCATTTTTTGGCTCAAACCACTGCATTGGTTTTTTACCAATCCATTGCCAACCAATAAATGGGGTGATGTTAGGACCCTCAATAAATAAAGACAGTTGCTCAGGTTTTGTGTAAACTGCCTCTAACACAGAATATCCATACCAACGCGCATCCTGAGTCCCAAGACTCAATTCAGACCACCACTTCTTTAACTCACTTGTCAAAATTTGCGCTGGCAAGCCCTCACTTGGTTCAAGTTTAAAAGGGGCTGATTCAAGTTTATCTTGGCGCTTTTCTACACATTGATAAATTTCATCATCATACATTAAAACACTTAGACGATGACGAGTTACACCTGCCTTTCTTAAAACCTCATCCATATCTGGCATTTTGGTTAAGAAATTCATGAACGCCATTTCAGCTTGTTGTGAATGCAAATAACCCCCTGTTAATTTGGGGTTATTTGCATTCTTAGCTTTATCTTTCTTAGCCATATTTTAACCTGTCATTGGTTCTTGATAGTTCTGCATGACCGTTGCCTCTTCAATCGCATCAATCAAAGTATCAACTTGGTCATCATGATCGTGTGTCATAGCCGCAGTGAATTCTTCACATTCCTCTGTGAACTTGGATACCCAAGATGCATTCATTGGCAGCATGACAAAGCGATCTTCAGGCTTATTTTCATAGTCATTTTCAAGCGGAACCTGCACATCCATAAATCGAGTCAGTTTATCCGTACCGCGCTGAACTGGAATAACTGGAACACCTGCATAAGTACCAAGATTCTGGATTAGCTGAGTACCATGAGCTTTATCTTCCACCTTCATCCAGCGGATCGGACGAGTTTCATAGGTGTATTCTTTATGCTTATCAATGAAATCTTTTGCCTGCCGATTCATTTCGGGTGCTTCCCATTTCCCACGCAACAAATCAATTAAATAGAGTTTCCCATCCACACCAAAACCAACCAATAAAAACACAGTAAAGTCATTATGCTCTTTAATTTTTTGAGCCGTATCAACATAGATTGCACGCCATTGAAGTGGTGGCAATTCATCGTAATAACCAAACCATTCAGCCTTAATTAAGTCGCCGCCTAATTTCTTAGGTTTCTGTTGATACTGACTGCTGAATGTATAGCGCGATACCACTGCACCACTTTTATCCTTACCACCCTTCTCCAATTGAAGTAGCGAAGTAAGAGATTCTTTTAGCGGCCAATAGCTTTGACGACCTTTATCATCGCGCTCTACACCAATTGGCACAAGTTTTTGAATATGCTCAGGCAATGTTGCAATGTAATCATCATCAATCAAAGCGGGAATAGAAACTTGCTCCCATTCACCCGGCACATTACCTGACATCACAAAGTTAGTCGGATCTTCCGAGTGAAGCCGTTGCATAATCATGATGATAGGTGTGTCAGATTTTGCTTTACGTGAATTGACCGTGTTTAGAATTTTACGATTAGCTTTATCTCTCGCGGGTTTACTAAAAGCATCCTCTGGTTTAAGTGGATCATCCAGAATGATGCAACCCGTAAATCCACTATCTGCCAATGTACCTGCACGGCGACCAGTAACCTGACCACCCATTGATGCAGCATAGATATGCCCCGCCTCGTATCCGTCAATTGTGGTTTTCCAACTCGCCTTTGCATCAGTGCTAGTGGAGATAGACGTAGACCACATTTGCTGAAATTCATCAGACTTTACGATATTTCGCGCTGTTGCAGATACATCCTCAACCAGTGATTGTGAGTAAGATAAATACAAAAATCTTGAGCGCGGGTTAAGCCCAATTCCTCTTGAAATCAAATTTGTTGTTAATTCAGTTTTACCCGCACCAGGTGGGACGTTAATAACTAAATTGGCGATATTGCCTTTTACTACTTCATCAATTAGCCATGCCACATACACATGATGCCAGTTCACCATAAACTTAAAACCCATTCGGGGTTTAAAGAAGCGACGAGTAAAGAATAAATGATCGTCCTCGCACATCTTTTTTTCTACGTGCGTTTGAACATCCATCAGTATTCCTCTTGTGCTTTCCTTACGGCAGCCTCAACCTGTTCGGGTGTAGCTTGAACCACAGTCGTTTGCAATGGTGCACCATCCTTACCTGTTACTTCGGTTTTGTTTGTGTACTTCCCACCAACATCTTCAGCCGCTTGTTTAAGAATATTCATTGCGGCTACACGATTTTTACTGTGCTTTTGATATTGGCTCTCGTAACGCTGCAACCTAACAGATAAATTAGCAATTGGAATGTTCTCAGGTTTACCCAAAAACATGTCACGAGTCTTTTCAAAATCAATTCTTAATTCTTTACTTAAGTTCTCACCCGAGCGTTTTGTTGGGTCGTATTTTTCACATTGCTGTTTCGTAACTTTGATGCCGTATTCTTGGTGGACAAGCTCCACTGTTTCTGACGGTGTGTTAAATACAGCAAGTGACCGAACTATAAAGAGTTTTATCTCTTTTTTTAGGACTGCCATAAATCACCATTCGTCCACCAATGTCCACCTAATTAGTCAAAAAAAATCCCCTTGTTAGGGGATCATTTTAAAATGCCTCAAAGCATCTTCTACTTTTTCTCTATGTCTGTCAGGGCATGGTTTGACTCGTTTAGTACCATTACGGTTACTACGCATCACAATACCGTGTTCAGACTTAATAGGAGCAATCCAACAAGATTGTGCAGTAATCTGATGATTTGCTTTAATATATTCCTGAATTTGTTTATAAGTAGCCATAATTGCTCTCCTTTAGATAAAGAAATTACATTTAATTCTTAAATCATAAAAGCAAAAATGTGATCCTTTTTGATACTTATTTAATCAAACACGTTCCACAACTTGCAGCTATATTCTTTTCAGATACAAACGGCGCCTGCTTCGCAACTTCAACAAGACGTTTAATGTTATCACTTGCGCCCCAGCGCTTCACAACGCCAATGAATTCTTCAACATCGTGACCAGCCAAATAATGCTTAGGCAGACCGGTGTGGTCGCTATAAACAATCTCTCCGTCTTCATCACGCTCAACGCCAATATGATAGAGCTCATGTTCAATCAGAGCACAAAACTCACGGTCACTCGCTTGCTCGCAAAAGTTGGCATCAATCGTAATGAGATAAACAGGTACAAAGCCGAACCAATCGCGCATCTGTTGCTCTTGTCTGGCCTTTTTCCAGCCGCCTTGGTTGAACATCACCTTTTCACACTGGCCCAATACCATGCGCTTTGCACGTGTAAACGCAGATGATGCCCAAGCGAATGCAAGAAAAGTCTCATCATCGTGAAGCAATTCAGCGATATGATCATGATCCGGATTATGCAATTCACCGCCCAGCGTCAAAAAGTTTGCAATCACCCATTCTTTTAATTCTGGCGCAGCGATTATTCGAATCGCTTCCTCTTCTTCCGCTTGGTCGATAAAGTCAGTCTGGGGAAATGGTCTGTATTGGTCCATTGAATGTTTGACCTCTTAACCTTTTGAGCCATGAAACGGCGAAGTTTGATTCGATCTGTAATGGCCCGGAATCATCAATCTTATATCTGCTGGCTGATTCTATACGAACAACTGTATAACCCAATTCATAAGCGCAATCGTAACGCTCCATGCTCCAAGCTTTTGTTGCAAGTTTTCCACCACGTCCACCTGACCATGGACCGCCAGATATTTCCACTAAAATCCTGTGTTCAATAAGATGAAAATCAAACCGCCAATGCTTTGTAGACAAGAACTGAAATTTCTTCTCGTACTTGATGCCGAGTATGTTCAAGGCTTTTTCAAAGTCTTCTTCAGCCTCTAAATAATTTTGTTTTGCTTTTGGAAGTGGTCTAGCTCTTGGTTTTATCTTTAGCGGTGATTTTTTGGTTTTGGATTTATAGGTTTCTATTTCCATAAAATGCACCCATTAAAAAACCGCCTTTCGGCGGCTCATGTTATTCATCAATTTGCTCATGCAGCTTTTTAATGAGTTCAACAAGTTTTTCTTTGTTCTGATCATTAATCCCAATTAATCCACTACTTGCAGCATTGTTTAAAACCGCAACTGTAATATCACCTTTAGCTTTAATTTTTGCACACTCGATTACCGCTTCAACTTCAATTGAATTCATTGTCATTTGATTGTTTCTCTTTTTTTAAAGTGAGAAACATTAATAATATGAAATTGACAACTATTCAAGCGTGTACATCAAATCCTCTGGCGTTTCCAACCAACAACCTTGCTTATTGCAAAATGCATGAATGTCATTCAAATACTCAGTGAATTGTTGAACACTTGCGTCTGTTGTGCTGATCAGTTCATTCAATCCTGATGCCACATATTGATACATTGTATGTTTCTGTTGTTTTAATACTTTGACTGCATCAAACGTATTTCGATACTGACCCACATCATCACGATAAAAGATGACAGATAGAAACTTTCGTTTGAAGAACAAATGCTCAGTGTCTTTATCAGAGCCTTGATGCTTTGCCCACTGTGTAAGCCATTTCCAGTACAAGCGGTTTTGCGCCTTACTGCGGTCATCTTCCTTCTGATCCACCCGAACAACAAGTGGCTTATTCTCGAAATTGGCTTTGGTGTAGTTTGTATGTAGGAATGCGATAACACTTGTAATTTGAGCATGATCTTTGATGACGAATGTTTGCGCTTTCATGCGTCACCTCAATAAAAAACCACCCGAAGGTGGCTTAAACTCTCAACTGTGGTTAAATTTTTTCAATAGAATAATCTCTATCTAAAATCATATCTTTACTAAACGTCTGTGCTGTATCATTGGCTTCATCATAGCTACCAAATACGCCTATTTGCCTAGCCAATCCTCTATCAGCGGTTGTTGTTACATCACCATCTTCACTTGGGATAAAATATTCATTACTGTCAAGCAGCTTTACTAAATAACCCATTTCACTCTCCAGCCTTTTAATATTGTTCTACGATCTACCTTTTCAATGGAAGTAACTTAATCTTCCATTCCCTTCCAAAGCGTGATTTTAGGTATTCTTCATATTCAGTCTTATCTCTTTCAAAAGTTTCCTGCGTTACTACTATTGCTATCCTTCCACCTGATATACCGTATCTGGTAACACCATTTTCTGCATCTTCTGATGTTGTGTTATTTGCAAGAAAAACCGTTGCTACGCCATCTTTTATTAACTGTTGTCGATTCCTTATTATTCTCGGGCATTTATTTTCAGGAATCTCAACCCCCACGACATATCCTTGTGTTGCCAATTCGCACCCCAAACAAATTAAAATTAATATTTAAAAAATATCTTCTTTTACCCTAATTAGCAACATCCTTTTCAGTCTTTTCCAGCATCTTCACAAACCATTCTTTTGATTCTTCTCTACCCATCGTTTTGTATTGATCAAAATCACTATGGCAAGAATGACATAACGGAATTGTAAATTGATCATCTGCTTTAATCCCCTTACCCTTACCATGCTCGCCAAAATTTGAGTGCGCTGCCTGACTATTTGGATTACCACACTTCACACAAGGCAGCTTTCTAATCGCTGCTAGTCACTTATTGTCACGCATGTTTAAACCCACAATTCAACAAGTCAAAATGTCAGTAGAAATGTCAACACATTTCATTCACTTATCAGTGTGATAAAAAATAATTAAGTAGAAAAATGTCAAAACTTATGTCAACTTCTTGCATCAAGCATTATCCGCAGATTCTTAATGAACTCTTTAAACTGCACAATCTTCCGATCAACTAAAATCATTTCATCACGTGTTAACAATTGACGAGATAGGCTTTGATACTTGTTTAATTCTACTGAGTACATGTCGATATTTTTTCTTATTTCTACCGTGTCCATACCAAACACCCTTTTAACTTAGATGAAGTGATCAGCCAGGAATGCCCAACCCTAAATCACTTCTTTAAATTAACTGGCACGCCATGCAGGACTCGAACCCACATCAATCACACTAGAATTATGATGTCTTATCCAATTAGACGAATGGCGTAAAAAAGGATGTAGTGATCTGCCACATCCTTGCCTTAGATTACGATATTGATCAGCTCGGCAACTGACTTACCGTTACTCAACACGACAAACATCTCAAAGTTAGCTATTGATTTGCTCTGTGTCTTTCATTGTCTTTGGTCGGGGAGTCACCCACAATTTAAGGCTCTAGGGCTAACTCAATGTGTGACGAAATCACATTGGATTCAAACCGATTTATACGGCTGGTTTCTGCATCCCACCGTTTGCGCTTATAGTTCATCATTTCTCTGGTAAACGTCACAAATCCAAGTTGCTTTCAAAGCTAACGAATTTTCATGACTCGATCCTCGGCAGATCGCTTGTGCACGTCACAAGCACCTTTATAAACTTTAGACAACAAAAAAGCCCATCGAATGATGAGCTTTTCAGAGTGGCGATTAAGTACAAGTTCGCCAAGTTATCACAAATATGCCATACCCCGTGCGCACACTCAAGTGGTTTTTTCAAAAGTTTCAAAACTGAAATAAGAATGACGGCTTTTGATGTATGCCAATCCACACTTTAAATCTTGTCGAATCTGGTTTACTGACGTGTCATTACTTTTAGCGATATCCCGTAATGAATTACCCATCACATGATGTGACCAAATCGATGACACCCAATCTTGTAAAATTTCATCCTCAACAAGCTGAATATCCATAATTAGACGCTGAATGGCCCGCGCTTCGTTATTATTCAACTCACAGCATGTACCTTTACGCTGTACACACAAACGATCCTTTAACTGCTCATCTGCCATGTACATTGCAAGCAGTCTTTCACGCTGCTTTTGTGTAATACGTTTGGTTGGCATGGTCTTAACAACCATTACCATCGTTTCATTATCGCCATTAATCCAAGCCCCAAGTTGACGACACCACCCTTCAAAACTGAATTTTGACCAATCCGTTGTTTGCATTATTGTCACTGCTGCATTCATCACAAGCCACCTCTCACCAAATTTTCAATCTGCTTAATCGCCAAACCGCTTTTCACTTGCTCTGTACTAAACCGTAGAACCTTAAAGCCCATTACCGCCGCCGCGTTGTACTTCTCCATATCTGCTATGAAGCCTTTACCCCTTGTATGTCGTCCACCACTCCAAATCCCGCCTTCCACTTCCACTAAAATTTTTGTGCCCGTTATAAGAAAATCAGCCCGCCATTTCCTCTCTGGATGAAACTTGTATTCCTGTTCAAATCCAATTTTTAGTACTCTTAAATCTCTGGCCAGTGTTACCTCACCTTCGCTTTGCACCCTTTGGCTTTTGACTGAACGGCGCTTTTTACCCTTCTTAATTGGAAACTTAGAGCGGTACTCAGTAAGGCTTATCGATGTCATGCTTTATCCATCGCCTTTTTAATTTCATGAATACAAAATTTGAGTGCAAAGACTCTCTGATCATTGCTCTGCTTTAAATTCTGCTCTATAGCCAATTCAAGCTGTTTAATTAGCAATTGTGAGCTGTTTTTAAGCTTGTCGTTTTCTAACTTTGCGTTATGTAATTCTTGAGTTAGACGATCTACTTCTAAAATCGCCTGTTCTCTTGTTAATTCTTGATCAACAAAACATACGCCACCAGCATGACAATACCCATCACCACCACAGTGACCAAAGCCATGCTTGCAGCGCATTACAGCGTCAGCCCATATATTTGTATCTTTGCTCAAAAGATCGTGTTCGCATGGGATTTTGACGTCCTTCATACTTCACCGCCCTTGAGTGCTTGCTCTTCAATTAAATCTTTCCACTCCAAACCATTTTCTTTAAGCCGCTGCTGAAGTTTCAGATTGTGCTTTTGCAATCGATCAATATGTACAGACCTGCGCAAATTACTTGCGTTAACTTCATCCAACTGCGCCTGTAAATCATTAATTTTTTGCTCAAGCTGATAATTAAACTGCGCAGTTTTCATTTGATCCAAAGCAAGGTCATCAGCCCTGTTATTTAGAAAATTAATTTCCTTTGCTTGTTCATCAACCCGCTTTTGCTGCTCTTGCCATGCCTTACTCGCAGTACGCACCACCAAAACCCGATACACATCCCCATCTTTGAGAAAAAGTGCATCACTGTGAATGAAGCGCAAATTTGTGTAAAAATCTTGAGATTGAAACCACTCTTCAAACTTTTCCATTGCGCACCTCACAACTCCCACTCACATCCGCCATATCTAAGACTTCGCAATCGATGCGATGTCCTGCTGCTATTTCTTCGGGTGTAGCGTGTCTAAAGCTACTAGATGGAAAAGCTTTTCTGTAATCGCTGATTCCTAGAAACTGTCCATCATCCAGAACAGCCTCAAGAGTGTATAAATCCGTGTCATCTGACTTTCTTGATAAGAAAACGACCTCATCCCCAACTTTAAACATGCTGATTCTCCTTGTAAGACTCAACCAGTTCGTAATCTGCGATGGCTTTTTTTGCGCCTTCTAGATACCATTCAGCAAACCCATCTTCGTGCGCCACCGATATACAGAGCCAGCCGTTTAATTCAGCACGTCTAATTTTAAATTTGACCTCTTCAAACCCTCCGTAAAACTCTATGTTTTCAAAGCTCTCAACCACCTGTTTGAGTTGTTTAAGATTGACTGCATTCAGTTCAATCAAATAGTATTCACCATCCACCGTGCTGTAATAACGTGACCAATCTGGCGCACCCTCCAAAACCGCTTTAGCTTTCTCAATACCATGTACTGCTACAAATTTATGTGCGTTCATGGCTTAATCTTCCCTTCAACATTCAGTAAATCTTTAGTGAACTGCGTCGCAACATGAGTGCAATTTGAGTCTTTCTTGATATATCCGCGCTCTCTCAAATCTGCTAAATAATTCTGAATTGTGTTGATTGGTGCTTCCATCACACATTCTTGAATATCTCGGCTTGTGAATGGTTTTGTCGTATGACTTGCGAACAACAAAATGTCAAACACGTTCTGAAATACTTCGCAACGTTGAGCAACCGGTCTTGGATTATTGTTTTTCATACCGCGCCACCCGTCCTTTGATCAGCCCAATTGCAATTCACAATCGTCAAACCATCGTGTTGAAAACGTGACCACAAACGATCACCCAAGTTTTCTTTGAGCTGTTCAATCGTCCAGTTTGAAATCAGCATGGTTGATTTTTTAGCGTCATAGCGTGAATATAAGACCTTGTGAACCAGTGCCAGACGTTTCTCGTGTTGATCATGCAGGCCATATTCATCGAGTATCAAAAGATCGTATTCAGTGAATCGATAAATTGCCGATGCTTCACTGTCATCAGGCTTGGTCCACGCATTTGCTATTTCGTTGGCCATGTCTTCTGATGTGATGTAACGAACGTATTTACGGGCATCCAAAACATTACGTGCTACAGCACATGCAAGATGTGTTTTACCCGTTCCCGTGCGACCTACCATAATTAAATTGCGTCTTTGACTCTTGATCTGATCCGCCGCAAATGAATGACATTCAGCCTTAGCAGTTCTCTGTCCACCATCATGCACAATGTAATTTTTAAATCCGCTATCAGCATGTCGATCAGGCAACATTGCCCCTGCGAAATGCTTGTTACGAACCATCTGATTTACAGATTTGTCATGCTCGACTTGTGCCTGATCAAGCAATTCTCTTGCGCATGTTGGGCATGTTGAGCGACCAAACATCAAGATTTTTGGTTCCTTGTGTTCGGCGCAAAATTCATTTGAATATTGAATTTCAGGTTGAAATTGTTTGTGCATTGCGTTCATACCATGCCTCCCAAATCAATGTCGTCCACAGCAGGCGCATGTTCAGGAATTTCTGGCCAAGCATCGTTTACATTGCGGTTAACGCCTGATGTGGTTTTACTTGTTGATTTTTGTTGTCCAGAGGTTTTAATTTTCTTGAATTCAAGAATCAACCACTGAGCAAACTTCCGCGTTCGCTGATTTTCAGTGAGATCAGTTTTGTTTTCCCAATGAGCGTTGAAGTTTCCGAGATGAAATTGAAAATCAGACATATCGAGAACAGTTTGAGCTTGTACACCCACGCTTTCACGAATCACGTTTAACAAGAAATTTGAATCAGGTTTCCAAGATTCGTCCTGATTTTCGTTTTCGCTCGCGCTTAGTGTGTGTGTATTAATACTGGTTATTGGTTTATGGTTATTGGTTAATGGTTTATGGTTAGGTGGCGGTTCGTTACCAACATCACACGATTCGTTCACGACTGATGCTAAGTCGTTTACGCCCTGTTTGTTCTTTTTGCGTTTTTCCTCACGCTCTTTAGCGATTCGTGCATTAGTTTCAGCTTTCGCCTTGTATGAATCCAATTCTTCTTGGATATGGTTTTGCACATACACACCGTCGATTTCAGTGAAGAATTTTTTCAAAACAAACTTTACCGCTGCCTCCTCTTCATCGGAACGCGCCCAAGCCCAATCCAATGCCTCTTCAAGTGTAGGAAATCGTTCACGGTCATAACACGAATCGAGCAAAAGCGTGTACGCTCCGTGTTCAAGCATGGACAAACGCCCTGCTTTTTTGTGGTAATCACCAATGTTGCGTTTGTAGTAATGCATTAGATCACCCACCCAACTTGATCAAGCCGCGCTTTTCCAACTGCCGAATAATCCGGGGTGGATAATATTCGCCAGCAATCTTGTAGCGTGTGCGTGATTTTTCGATAACCTGAATCAATGGAAATCCTTCTTCCATTAAACGGCGTATGGTTATTGCTGCCCCCCCCCATTTGAGTTGTTTGCTCAAGCATGGCGAACTTTTCTTGTGCTTCGATACAAGCGTTCATTACTGAGAGTGGCATAGCAGCCAGTTCTTTAGCTGTGTAAATGCGTACTGGTGCCAAGAGACTAATTTGGTTTTCTTGAGGTACGTGCTTAGTCATTTATCACCCGCCTTTGGCTTCACGTAGCCACCAAAAGATTCAATTAAACCCGCATTTATCAAGCTACTTACAATTTGACTTGCTAACCATTGAGTAATTCGGAACTGACGAGCCATGACCTCTGATAGCTCAACTTTGGTAATCGCAGCATTATTCTCGTCGTAGCCTTTAATGCGTAAGTTATGCTTATTGCGCTCAAACAACTGATCAAGAACACGTAAAGCAGGCTCATGAAAGGATTGGACTTGCTGGATCTGTTTATAATCAGGCTGGTTCTGAAATCTAGAATTCATGGAACCTCCCCTAGTGCCATTTCGACATCAGACAAACGGCGGTTGGCATTCAGTTCTGCCACGGTAGCGGGTCTTATTTCATTAAGCGCAAGCCAGCACTTATAAACGTGGTTGAGGGGCTTGCACATTACATATTCTTCATAAGAATGATGTGGCTCTTCTTGAACTTCAAAAAGTTCAGGAATTACCGTATCAAGGGTAGACACCACCACATCCCCCACCAAAAACTCAGCTTCACTCTGCCCTTCTTGTTCTTTCACTAAACACGTCTTACATTGTTCATCTTTAAAATCTGTACACTTGTTAGCGCACGGGTGTTTATTTGTATTATCAAATTTCATAAACTTTTACCTCGGGAGTAACACAAGGGAATTTAAATAAATTCACATCTGGCGGGATTGAAAATGTGTCAACGCAAACAACGTGCACGTAACCATCAACCCCTGTTTCCTCTTGAACCACTCTTGCTAAATTATTTGAACAAATTTGAGCAGCGATTGGATTGATCTCGGCAACTACACAATTCTGTGATAGCTCATATTTTTGACTTTGAGTTAAATCCGCTATTTGTAATAAGCGTGCTGTATAAATTCCCGACCCGCCAAATGGATCCAACCACTCAATCCCTTCATGTGGCTTTCGTCTGTAAAGCTCCCAAACCTGATTGATTGTCGAACGAATCTGAAAATCAACTACTTGTGTTGGCGTCACGACAACTCCATCGCGCTTTTGTCGTTTAGCATCTAAATTTGCTTTCTCTTGATACTGTAGTGAGATCGCTTCCTGCTCTCTGGCTTTTTCAATGTCCGTTCTCATGGGTTTACCTTTTCGTATAAAAAGAGCGGAAAGCACTGACTGTTATTAACTAGATGCAAATCAGGTGTACAGTCAGTGATTAGAACTGAGAAAGGCTTGCTATTTCCTGTGCTCACACAAATAACGAGATTTGGGAATTCTGGTGTTGCTATGACAAACGGCTCGTTTGATTCAATGTTGTCAATGCACGGGTGTTTTGGTATATTTGTCATGTTCATTACCTTTGTAAGTTTATGAATGCCTAAGCCTGATTTCGTCGATCAGGCTTTTTCTTTGTCTAAAGCCGATAAATATTTCTGCATGTGCTTGTATGCAGCGCTGTCCACTGCCTTAATTAACTCAATCAAGTTATTTGCAATCTGATGGATTTCTTCATATTCCTGAGCTGTGACCACACCATCTTCATAAGCATCTAAAACAACTTTGTTGGCTTTGCCACACTTAATGTTGTGCAGCATCATTGCTTCAAAAATTGATAACTCATGATGTTTTGAGTTGTCACAATCCACTGGTACCAATGCAAAGCCCAGTTGATGCGCCCAGACTTTTAAAATGGCGGGATTGCGCGTGTACATCATCATTGCTTCGAGCTTACGAATATTCGGTAAATGATTCGGCATGTTTTGATTTGCATAATTGCAAACCATGTTGTGTGAATCGCCAATTGCCATCGCAATATCTTTCGGCCCGCAGTTTTCCGAGTTATTGATCATCTGGAAAAGCGCTGTTTGTGCCTCTTTACTTAATTTCAGTTCATTCATTGTGAAATCCTTGTTTTCTTTCACATTTATTTTTTCGGGCTAAAGCTTGATACTTGGTGTATGTTTTTAAGCTAGTAAATGTTTTGGATTTGCCTTATCAAGCAACCATTCTTTTGTGAGCTTGCCGTTGCTGTGTTCTGCGAAGATTTCTGCATATTGTGTTTCGCCTGTGTAATCAGTACGAGGCAAAACACCTTTCTCAGCCATTTTTCGAACTGCAACATACGAGATGCCTAATAGTGCTGCTGCCGAGGTCCGCCCACCAACAGCCTCTATTGCTTGTTGAATAGGATTCATATCTTAAACCTTATTTAAACCCAATTAATATTTTTATTAAACCATGAGTTAAATTTATTTTCAACCTATGGTTGCTTACATTTTTATCTTTTTTATACGAGAATTTAACCAAAGGTTTCACAAATAATGAAAGTTATGAGCACAATGGTTGACCGCATTCAGGAAGCACTGAAAGCAAAAAAGCTATCATGGTCCAAAGCCGCAACAATGATCGGTCTAACGCCTCAAGCTCCATCTAAATGGAAGAAGGGGCAGATCGGAAAGGAGACTTTAGATAAGCTAGCTGAGTTGCTAGAAGTGGATGCTGGGTGGCTTCTAAATGGTAAAAAAAATCAGAATCTAACCAATTTCAACATGCAAGAATTTATGGAAAAACACAATCTTTCTAATAAAGATGAATCGTCGTTTGATGCAAATGACATTCAGCGCCCAATTGTTGCTGAATACTCTGAGGATGATGGGTTTATCTGGATTGATGTTGTTGAGGCGAGTTTTTCTTGCGGCACTGGCGAGGCGATTGAGTTTCATTTTGATGTTATAAATGGCAAACAGCCATTCCCGCCCAACTTCTTCAAAAAGAAGCATGTGCATCCTGATAGCATGCGAATTATCAAAGCTAAGGGCGACAGTATGACCGACTTTATCAAAGATGAGGATCTTGTGGGTATTGATATATCGCAAACTGAAATAATTGATGGTGAGATCTATGCTGTTTACTTTGAAGGCGAAGGGATGATCAAGCAGATATTCAAAGAAGAAGGTGGAAAATTAATTCTTCATAGCCTTAACTCTAAGTATAGGGATCGTGAAGTTACTGAGCAAAATGGACTAAATTTTAAAGTTATGGGTCATCAGTTTTGGCGAGCCGGTTAATAAAATTTTTTTTAAAAATGAGAGTGCAATGATAGGAACACTTAACAAAACAAAAACTGCCTTGTCTATTAACAAACAAGAATTTAAACAGGCACTTGGGAAAATTGGCGAAGGAATTGATAAGCAAATTGCAGGACTTAAAAAAGCCAAGCAAAGCTATGATGCTTCTGAGATGGCACGGGAAGTGATTGCTGAGGCTAATATCTTTGAGGTGATCATTGAAGGTGTTAATGAAGCAGAAAACACAAATTTAAAACTGGCTGACATCACAAACATTGACGCTGCGCAAGGCTGGATTGATGAGTTTTTGGAAAAGTATTCTGAACAATAAACTGTGAACTCGACAAAATCAAGTCAGGTTAAATTATAAGGATTAATGCATGGAATTAGAAAACTTCATAAATGAAAATCTGCTATATGGAAGAGCATTAGTTGACTTGGAGATCAGCAATAAGGGATCAAATCCATTATGGACGGGCTTTGTAGCTACAAACCAAGGGGAGTTTCCTGCATATATTAAAAAATGCCGCAACGCTGAGGGTTTGTGTATAGAGATTATTAGCGCATTAATTGGGCTAATGCTTGATATCCCTATTCCCAAACCGATGCTTGTCTTGGTTGAGCCGAACCACCCGCAAATCGCTGTAGATAAACCAACATTATTATTTGGCTCTCAAATGTACGATATGCCATCCTTTGAGAGATTTTTAATGGATCACGAATTAAGTGAAGAGTGTTTGCTTGATTTCTCGGGGTTACACTCTATTGTGGCATTTGATGAACTAATCGCCAATCCTGACAGAAATAATTCAAATATTTTGTATGATGGTGACTCTTTTAGATTTATCGATCATGAAAAAGCTTTCTTTTCATCACAAGATCCAAGACTACCAATCAATGAGATAACTAAAGTTGGTAACATTTCTGAAATTATTCAACATTACAAAGGTGAGAATGAAATCTATACATTTAAGTTAATGTCAAAAATTAAAAAATGTATTGCTGATGAAATGTGGGGGACAAATTGCGACTCACTTGCAAAAAAAGCACAAAATCATTATCTGCTTAATGAATATAATACAATCATTGAAAGAGTAAGAAATTTCTTAAATGCCAGAAATGGTGTGTTGGCAATTTTAATTGAAAATGCTATAAAGCCACCACAATCACATCAACAATTAGATTTAATCGGAGGTTAAGATGTTTGGTAAAATTTCATTTCCTTCCGAACCTAGTTTTTTTGCCGAGTGGAGAACTGTGTATTTTGAGCCAATACCAAAAAGTGGGGAGCTTATTGCAATTCTAATAACAACCAAAGATTTAAGTGGCACAATTGAGGTTTTTGATGCACTTCATCCTACAGTTATTGATAGCTTATATGGAACCAAAGCATCATCATTTAATGGATATATAAAACTAATAAAAGCAAATATTTTGAAAAATAATGGGGAGTCCACTCTTGATGGTGTAACTATAGGTGCTTGGCATACCTCTCAGTCAGATAATATTAAAGGCATAGTTCGGCAAGCTTTGTACAAAACTGCAAGCCTTGGCTCTGTTGCCCTAAAGGGATTATTTGAGCAAGAAGATAGTTTATTTGAGAATGAGCAAGTCGACAACCGTTGGTCTAAACGTGTTAAAAATGCAGTGTTAGAAATTGATTCATCCTATGAAAATGCATTTGATATAAAAATCCCTATCAGAAAAGACGTAAAAATTTCTTGTGGATTCCATACTGCTCGTTATTCTGCGAAATTTAATGTTTGCACATCACAAACTATTACCAGAATGAAGTCAAACTTAATGGATTTGCAAATATTTGATTCGCACAATGTATCTAGCAACTATGATTTGATTATACAAATGCCAACAGATGACAATCTACAAGTACCATTAAAAACTTTGGCTAGAATGAAAGAAAATATTGAACTCCTAAGGGAAGAAGTGGCATCAAAAACTCACATCAATATCTATACATGTGATTCTGAAAAAGAAGGCGCAGCAAGAATTTTTGAAATGCTCAAAGCAAGTTAGATATTTTTCTTATTACACAACCCACCCCATCGGTGGGTTTTCTTTTGTCTATTAAAACAAAATTAAACCTAGGTATAAAAATATTTTCACCAAAGGTTTAATTCGGACTTGATTTTAATTTATACCTTTGGTTTAATGATTTCATCAAGACAACAAAAAGCCCCTTCACTTTGGACGGCGTAGGGGCTTTTTAACGATGGAGTTCATTATGGAACAAAACACATTGAATCACAATAGACCAAGCTTCCAGTTTCGTATGAAGCATATAGCGCTTGGTTCTGCGATGTTATTCGGTCTAACAGGCGCATACGCCCTAGTTTCTGAAAAACCTGCACCCGTTGCAACATATCCATCTTCCAAACCAAGTGAATATGGTGTTTCAGCAATCAAAGTCGATAACGACAAAAGCTCAGGTGAAGCGGTAATCAAACTGGATGGCTTCTATATCTATACAAGCTTTGATTTCACTGCACGCGAAGAAAACTACGGCGTTATCGGCTCAGAACATGAAGTGATTGAAATCACCAACTTGGCAATTGACCGCATTACTTCCATCGGCGGTCATGAATACAGCGACTTCACAGATCGCAATGATCATCGAAATATCAACACTCTCATTGCGACTCATATTGAGAAGAATCATTTAGTTGGGGGTGTGTGATGGAAAACAAAAAATACGAACTTCTCGATAATGACACTGTTACCACATGGGATGGTCACGCCCTTAAACGTATCCGCGCTTTGGTTGCAATTGGTTCATTAGTTGCAGCTGGTGAGCTTGGTGGATATATCGAATCAGAAGATAACCTTTCTCAGGTTTATGGCGACGCTTGGGTTTCTGGCGACGCTCAGGTTTATGGCGACGCTCGGGTTTCTGGCAACGCTCAGGTTTCTGGCAACGCTTGGGTTTCTGGCAACGCTCAGGTTTATGGCGACGCTTGGGTTTATGGCGACGCTCGGGTTTATGGCGACGCTCGGGTTTATGGCGACGCTTGGGTTTCTGGCAACGCTTGGGTTTCTGGCGACGCTCGGGTTTATGGCGACGCTCAGGTTTCTGGCGACGCTCGGGTTTATGGCGACGCTCGGGTTTCTGGCAACGCTTGGGTTTCTGGCAACGCTTGGGTTTCTGGCGACGCTCAGGTTTATGGCGACGCTCAGGTTTCTGGCAACGCTTGGGTTTCTGGCAACGCTTGGGTTTCTGGCGACGCTCAGGTTTATGGCGACGCTTGGGTTTCTGGCGACGCTCGGGTTGAGCAACGACGCGACATCTTCTGGATGTCAATCATTGGTAGCGAAAACGGCACATATACCGCATTTAAAAATAAAGATGGTGGTGTTTCGGTGAATCGTGGCTGCTTTAACGGAACATTAGAGCAATTTGTTGATGCTGTAAATGAGCGCCACACTGGCCAATTTCATCAAGAGTACCAATTAGTTATTGAATTGACGAAGGTTCGCTTGGGTGTCGGGGAGGCTGTCTAATGCAAAAACAATACTCCACCACTTTCCGCGAATTCATCACTCGCGATGACAACGGTCGTTATCACGTTCGCCTTGGTCCTCAAGTTTTTTCAACTGATTATCAGTTCAAAGATGTTCGTATCGAAGGTGAAAACGGAGGAACATCTGTAAGCCCTGACACGCTTCAAGCCAAACCATGGATCATGCGTAATTTGCGACATGAAGTAGGTTTTCAGCACAAAAAAGCAGTTGCAATCATGTTTGGCGATCCATGTTTTAGACGTGACCGTTATTCAGCAAACCAACGCATTGCTTATAACAACGCTAAATATAATTAAGGGGTTATCAAATGGCTCTACCTATTATTACAGCAGACCAGTCGTTACAAGTCAGCGCAATCATCACTTATTTGTATGCCGATCCAGGTCTTGGTAAAACTTCTATTGGTTTTACTGGTGACAAAGCAATTTCATTCGACTTTGACAAAGGTGCACATCGAACTGGCGAGCTTCGCCGCGGTGCAGTGGTTCCTGTTCAGAACTGGAAAGATGTTGCGGACCTTACTCCACAAGACTTGGCACCTTTTAATACTGTTGTGATTGATACAGTAGGCGCAATGCTTGAAAGCATTAAAACCCATCTGCTTACAACGGCGAACAACCGCCAAAAAGATGGATCTCTAAAGCTTAAAGCTCAGGGATTGGCAAACCAGATCTTTAAGCAGTATGTGAACTCACTTACAAGCCTCGGTAAAGATGTCGTATTCATTGCCCACGCTTCGGAAGATCAAAACGGCGACCAGATTATCTACCGTCCGGATCTAGGTGGTAAAAACCGTAATGAGCTTTATCGTATTGCCGACATCATGGGTTATTTGACCACTGTCACAACCGGCGAAGGTAAAAACGCTCGTGTGATCAGCTTCAAACCATCACCTACTCATCACGCAAAAAACTCAGGTGCTTTGGGTGGGGAAACTGGTGAAGTGTGGGTACCGGATCTAAAAACCAATCCTTCATTTTTAGCTGATCTGATTGCTCAGGCTAAAGCTCATATCAACACACTTACTCCGGTTCAATTGGCTACAGCCAAAGCCGTGGAAGAATTAGAGAACTGGAAACAAAGCTGTGTAGAAGCTGAACATGCGGGGGATTTAAATCAGCTAACAGAATCCCTTGACAAAGAGCATATGTACTATCAAAGCATGCGCCAAGCTTTAAAATCGCAGGCTGAAAAATTGAAATGTTCATTCAATATGGAAAGCAATCGCTGGATGAATCCACCAGAGTTCAAAGGAATCTCTGACGCCCAGCGCGACCAGCTTCAAGATTTCATTGCTGAACGTGGTCTGGATACTCGTACTGTATGTGAACACTTGGGGATTGACTCGCTCATGCAAATTGAAGTTGCACGACTTCAAGCAGTTCAAGTAGAGATTGACAACTTAGCGAAACAAGGAATCCACGCATGAACAATATAATTACTTCAAGTGAGGCATTTCAAGCAATTCATGCGGGAAAAACAGTTTTATGTCGTCATATTACTGGTGAATTTGAGGCTTTGGATCAATTCCCAGCTACTGTGTTTGTAATGCCGCATTATGAATTTTGCATCAAGATCGAAACTATGGAATTGGCTGGTATCACATTTACCAAACCCCTTACGCTTGATGAATATCAAGATGACCAAGAAGTCTTTGTTCTCAGCACATTTGCTCCATCAATATATATTGTGAACTCCAAAACCGCTGCGCTTGTTGAATCAATTAATGCTGGTTTTGTTCAACGTGATGCTGAAAATGCAAAGCTTCAATTGAAAGCCTTATCTAAAGCGCTAGGGCGTGAGCTTAATGACAATGTTTCTGTTACACGTCTTGGCAATGAACCAAAGAAAACTAAGCGAAAAAAAGAACCTGAGGTTAAAATCACGGCGATTGATGATGAAGTAAATGAAACGCTTGAGAAAGTGGACCAGGAAAATACAGGTACAGGTATCACTATTATCGAACAAGGTCCTGTTGAGATCGTTGAATATAAATTGGGTGTAGGTCAGCAAGTAGAACAATATTGGGATCATAGGGAAATTCTAAACGACCTGATTGATCAGGTATCAAAAGCAAAAACACCAGCCGAAGCCAATGCTGTTTTTCAACACACAAAAGGCTGGTCACAAGAGCAGACTGCCCCGCTCCATGCTGCTGTAAGTCGTCGTCTTGCAGAATTGCCCCAGCCAGAAGTAAAAGAGCCACCTTCTTTACTGGTTCGCATTCAACGTGCTGCCAATCTTGATGAATTAGCTGAGTTGGAAATCGAGGTCTCTACTCGTGATGCTCAAATTGTTCCAGCATTAATGTCTGAAGTTAAAAAACGCCGCGCTCAAATCAAACAATTTGAACCTTCTTTTGCGGAGGATCTGCTATGAAATTCCACTACTCAACCCGAACCCGGCATCTGACTGTTTTCGGTTCAAAAATGGACCATCATTTTGAAAATGTGAATGCATCAGAGATCAATGATTTGATTACTGATGCGAAGTTTAAAGAAGTGGTGTGGAGAAAGCGATGAAATTTCCAAAACAATTAAACGACATGAAACCTCAAGAGCGCTGGGATTGGCACGAACGTCAGAAACAGATATTACGTGATGCCGCTAAAAATGGCGTAAAGGTTGAATTAACTGCAGAACTATTAGAATGCTTCATGTTCATGAATGACCTAACTGAGCTTAAGCACTGCCAAATGATAGCAATGCATAACAATGCTATAACAGCGATTGGCTCAGCATTGATTGAGCAGGACGATGAAATGCGTAATGAGTGGTTATTGAATACGTTTGAACAGGCAGATGATCCTACATATCAAATGTATAAAGATGCTCAGGAATTCTTTGATCGCAAAAGCCTACCATTTCCTGAATCTGTTTTAGAGCATCGACAGAACATTGAAAAGCAAAATACGATTTTTGATCAAGATAACGCCAAATTTGAAATTTGGTACCAAGAAAATATTGTTCCGATTTTGAAGTGAGGTGGCGTGATGATTGATTTAGAACTTGAGCGAAAGGCTTTTGAAGAAGAGTGGAAGGTGCTTGGCGGTCACTTACTTTTTGTTGAGTGGACAACTGACAAAATTTATTCACTATCTTCAAGTGCAAATGTATTAAACAAAAATGATCAAATATCCTTATTCAATACAATCAATACAGCTTGGGAGTTGTGGGTAGTTCAAGCGAAAGCGAAACAAGCCGAAATCGAAGCACTTAAAGCTGAAAACACGGAATTAAAAACTGCAAATTCAGATATTAATGCGGCGTTAAGAGAACAGCAAGAATTTAATCTTGATCTTCAGGAAAAATTGCTCGGTGTTGATGTGGGTGAGTTTGTGGTTGTCAAAAAAGAGGATATTGAAAATTGGTATTTAGATGAAAATGAACATGTCTGGTATGAAAAAGATAGTATTGACGGCTATTTAGAAGATTTAGATAACGGTGAAGTGCTTGAAGTTCAGCGTAAAGAATATGTGGTCATAAACAGTAATCCAGTTTTTGCTACAAATGTTTATGAAGATGCAGACAATATTCAGTGGGAATTATTCGACTCAAAAGAAGAAGCTGAAAAGGCAGCAGCACATTGTAAAGCGATGGTAGAAGCGCAAGGAGATGGGGATGAATGAAAGAAAAATCAAAACCTGTGATTTTTGCGATGATGGTGATGGTGGCTGCATATTTCCATATTACGGAATTGCACCGCATGTACACACAAAACCTATTGATGGGACTGTATTCACTGGTGAGATTCCAGAAAATTTTAGCCCAGATGGCGATGGTTTGGGTGTTTATACACACTGTTTAAATTGTGGCAGCGATGGAACATTTGATGGCACTTCGATTGAAGCTGAAGGAGGTTGATGTGGGTATTGCAATTGATTTAACAAATACTGAGCGTCGTATTTCTACTGCCGAGTTTGCTTTGAGAATGAATATTTCAAAAAAGGAACTTTATGCCAGAATCAATGATGGTCGTATTCAATCACCCAAGAAAGATGGGCGAAAAAACTATTGGTTGAATAGTTATGTTTTAGAATGTATCGTTAAACCAGATGACGACAAGATAAGTTTATAGAATACAGGTCGCAAATAGCGACCTTTTTCTTTCAATAAAAATAAATGTGAGTAATATTGTGAGTAATAAAATACATTAGAATATTTTTATAATTAAATTACAACAACTTATACAATCAGTGATGACTTGCATCCATTGTAATCATGGCAGCCGAACGAATAATATCACCATCTAATCGACAAATTTCATAAATTGCTGCAATGAAAAATGCTTGTCCATCTTTACGACGTACACACCAACGTTGTGGTTTCCCATCAATGTATTTAGCTTCATAGAACTCAGTGACAGGGATAACACCAAAGTTACACTTAGCCGCGGCTTCAAAGAAGCTTGAACGCTGTAATAAGGTTTCACTACGCGCATTGTAGATTTTTTTGCAGAAGATAAATCAGTCGCCCATTTAGGTACTAAACCAAACATCACATCTCGCCATTCCAAACCCAATTCAGATTTAAATAATAACGGTGTCGTATAAGCAGGATAAACTTCATCCAAATATTCAAAAGGAATTGGAGGTAAATTCAATGCTTGAAGTTGACTATAAGTTAAAGGCTTAAAATTTGCGCACAT